TGGAACGGCTACTAGCACTGCTCTTTTAACGGTTGGAACTGGTTCTTCGACGATAGCGGCAAGTGGGTTGGCTTTCGGAAACGATTCTGGAGCTAACTTATACAGGAGCGCTAGTTCCACTGTCAAGACTGACGGCAACTTGATCGTTGCTCAAAATTTAACCGTCACGAATCACTTGTCGGCGGCCACAAAATCATTTCTAATCGACCACCCAATTAAAATAGGAAAGAAACTCCAATATGGAGTATTAGAAGGCCCAGAACATTCCGTCTACATTCGCGGCAAAATGTCTAATTCTAATTTTATTAATTTTCCTGATTATTGGAATTATTTAGTTGATTTGAATTCTATTACTGCGTCAATAACTCCGATTGGAAATTCTCAGAATCTTTTCGTTCAAGAAATCAATTGCTCAGGTGTAATAGTTGCTGGAGAAGCTTTAGAAAAAATGAATTATTACTATCACGTTTTCGGAGAAAGAAAAGACGTGCCAAAAATTCAAATAGAAATTTAAAAAAAACATGAATACGTTATATATATCAGTAAACCCAACAGTAGACCGGAATGTTAAAACACTAGCTGTGGATTTCCATTCTTTTGACCCGAGTAACGGCGTCAATTTTTCAGTGGTTCTTTACAACCCTAATGGAATAACTATCGATAGAACTTTCGTTGATCTAGCCGGAGACCGATGGCAAAATTGGCCAGCCGCGACAGCTCCAGAATACGACAATAGCTACATAAAAGAAACAATATTAACAGCTCTAGGATTTACTGAATTTATTCCTGTAAATCCTGAACCAATTAGTCCTGAAGTGTAATATTAATTATGGCATCTTTACTTAATGACGATCAAAAGGCTGTTTTCACAACAGCTTTAGATACTTTGTTTGATACTTTCAAGCAAGATATCATCATTTATAAAGAAGCAAAAATCCAAATAACAAACATCAATCAACCAAGACTTTTTGGTTACGATGAAGAAGTTGATATTTCAAATATTAATTATATTCCAATTACTGGGACTTTCTCAGCTATGGTAAATTTTGATAAAAGACAACAGCAGGATAGACTAGAAGAAGTGGGCAATTGGATTGAGCACGGCGAGGCTTCGATTAAAGTAAAGTCAGACGCTAGAGACTTCATAGAAAATGACGGAAAAACTATAAACATTTCTATTAGTGACACGATGTTTAAAATTGTAAGCTCGGAGTCTTTAAGAAGATTCATTTCTCCAAATTATTTTATTTATTATTTAGAGAGGGACATATAAAATGCCAGCCTTCGTTCAGAAAAGTAATGTAAAAGATATGCTGGAAGAAATTTTAAATCTTCCAGAGCTTAAAGCGCAAATCCAACAAGGAGTTAGAAATCAATTTGAAAATTTAAAAAAAGAACTGCTTCAAAATTTTGATGAGCATCCTGTAACTCAAGAAGTAGGAAATCCAAGCTCAGAAAATGTAAGTAATACTTTAGGTGGGTATGGAAATCTTTATGGCTTTTTAGGTATTCCAGAGGGTAGCAATCCAGTCGGAGCGGTTAGGGACGTTCTTGAACGTCAAGTGAAGATGAAGGGAAGGATTACCATAAACAAAAGATTAGGCGTGGTGACTTTTAGTTTCACCGTTCCGGATTTAAAAGATTTTTCTTCGGCAGCTTCGTTAGAGTGGGACACTAAAAATTGGGTTGAAGGAATGGAGCGCGGTCTCTCTGGATTCCAGTATTTTATGAACGTCAAGAAAGGAAGATCAGGGCAGGGAATCCAAGTGAGAGCGGGGATAAGAGGTGGTCAATTCAAGAATAGAAAATATATGTCTCAATTATTAAACGACTTTAAACAATCATTTTAAACGTCATGAAAATAAATTATCAAAATGTTCTTACTAGCAGCTTTTTACTATTCTTAGATAATTTAATTTTAAAGAAAGGAGAAGCGCATTCTCCTGTTTCTAGTAATTTTTATCCAATTAGTGGAGTTTATGATGGGTATTATACTTACGCCGCACCTTACAAGCAAATCGTTAACGACGTTTCCATTTCGGGTATTCAGCAATTGTCTGGAGTATATTTGAATAATACTTTTATAGTTCCAGGCCAAAGCGGGTTAGTTGCTATAAATCATCAAGACGGGCAGGTAATATTTAACTCTAATAAAAACGCATACACAATTAGCGGTAATTATTCAATTAAAGATTTTAATATCTATTTAACGGACAAGTCGGAAGAAACAATTTTATTCACCACAAAAATAGAAAATAAAAATAGAAAACCTCAAACTCTTAGAGGTTTAGAGTCTGATGAAATAACTTATCCGGCTGTATTTGTTAGATTTGATAATTCAATGAATGATCCTTTTGCTTTTGGAGGAACAGACATGACGAAAGTAGAATTAAGAACTATAATCATGGCAAATTCTATGTTTTCTTTAGATGCCGTGTGCGGCGTCCTGAGAGACTCCGCGCATGATTTCTTTCATTTAGTTAAAAATAGTGATCTAAATATGAACGCTATGAGTGCTTATACTGGATCTTCTTATAACTATTCAGGGATATCAACTGGAGAATCTATTTATATAGCTGATGTAGGTATATTAAGACTTAAGGCAATTAGTTCTGCTGATTTTGTGAATTTAAATCCTAAAGTTTTTTCAGCTTTTGCTGATTTTCAATTGGAATCGATCAGAAATCCACATTCTGATTAAAAATTTCCATAATGCGTTTTTTAAGTGTAAACTAATTCAGAATAAAAAGGAATAAAATATGCCAAGAAATAGAGTAATTTACCAAAGTGAGGCCGTTTTCGTTGGTCCCATCGCTTCAACACCCGTCCATTTGAGAAGGATTCAAAGTTGCAATTATAATTTTGCAATCGAGAGAACGGATATCAATCAATTTGGGGAACTAGCTTCGCTCGAAAGATTAATTCTTAGAGAGCCAACCGTTTCTGTTGATATGTCTTATTATTTTGACCCCAGCCTTACTAATGAAGGCTCTCTGGGGCTCTTGGCGAGCACAAGCTTTCACGCCTTATCTAATATAGCCAGCGGAACCACAGCCGATGCCGAGAAAAATATTTTCATAGCAACAGCAGCTGTCGGAACAGACGCAAACAACACTAGTGGTTACGATGGGGTAATTGGGATTGGGAATAGTTTTCTATCTTCTTGGTCTTTGGAAGCTGCTGTGGGAGCGATTCCTACTGTATCTTGCGCTTTTGAGGGTCAGAATATTAGATTTGCGACTGGTTTTAGTAATCCATCTATTTCTACTGGTGGCGCTGCTCTGACTGACACTTCAGCCGGGGTTGCTGCAATATATAATACCGGGCAAATCGCTGCCGTTAGACCTGGGAATGTGACTGTCCTACTGGGAGCTCTTCAGAACGACAACACTCCAATAGCTGGATTTTCAGAACTTGATTTGAAATTTCAAAGCGCGACTGTGGCGGTTACTCTTTCCCGTGAGCCGATCCGAAAATTAGGTCAATCTTTTGCATTCAGCAGAGAGCTGACTTTCCCAATTATGTGTACGATGTCCGTTACTGCCATAGTCGGAGAACAGTTTTCGTCAGGCGGTCTCAGCTCGTTGCTTTCTCTAATGGGGGCAACTGGAGATAATGCTAAGTATACTTGTCAGCTAACCTTAGTAGGTAACCCTACTAATGCTGGATCAGCTGTTACCGCAATTATCGCTATAAAAGGAGCTAAATTAAATTCTCAAAACACGACTTCTTCTATTGGCCCAAACAAATCAATCACAATAGAATTATCTGCTCAAGCCGGTAAAGATTCTGGATTATTCATTTCTACTTCATAATAGCTAATATTTATTCCGAAATATTTCAGACCCCCGCCTAAAAACGGGGGTTTTTTTATTTTTTTAGTCCTTTTATAATTTTTATTATATAATAAAGTAGGATTATGGAAGAAGATAAGTTAAAAGAATTTTTGGCGTTTCAATTAAATAGAAATATCGTTTCTTTATATAAGAAGTATTTTGAAATAATTGATGATTTAAAATTAGAGCACGAACTCATGTTGAGGAAAATGGAAGCTCAATCTTCCAAAGAATTTGTAAAAAATATAGATTACTTCAGCATTGATAAATATAACCACATTAGAAAAAAGATTCTAGACGCCGGAAATGATACCGTCAGAGGCGTTGAAAGCAGCTTTAATTCTATAAAAATTACATTAAAATAACAAAAAAATATGAAAGAAAAATGGCTATTCACTTTCGAAGTAGATAAACTTCAGAAAGTTAAAGAAACAACAACGGAAAAAAACGAAGCTGGTGAGGAGATTTCGATTTCCAAAGAAGTGGAACAAAAAGTTCCTCAAAAGTTTTCTATTCTGAACCCGACGAGGAAAATGCAAGATGAGGCTAGTATTTTTTATTCTGTCAAAGTCTCCGAAGGAATCCGACTCGGTTTGGTTACGAAGAACTACCTATTGAGAAAATTCCAACAAGAAGGTCTGACTCCCTCGAGTGAAGAGAAAAAAGTTCATTCGGATAATTATTCAAGAGCAATAAAACTTGAAGTGGACATGGAGTCGATCAAGCTTGTCGCGGAGCTTTCCGACGCTGAAAAAGAGTTGCAGATTTCTGCCCTTAAAACTGAATACGACGACCTTCGACAAAAAATCTTTGATTATGAAAATTTACAATCTTCTTTATTCGATAATACCGCTGAGAAAAGAGCTAATGATTTGCTTAATCTTTGGTTTGTTTTAAATTTAATTTATTCAGATAAGGATGGTGTTCAATCTTGCATCTTTGGCGAAGGCACTTTCGATCAGAGAACGGAAAGATTTAATGCAATTGAAGATTCTGGTGACGAATTTTTAGCAAAAGTAATTGAAAAAGGATCGTATTACATAGGTAGGATAAACTCTGGTTTATCTAAAGAAGATATCAAGGCTTCGGCGCCTTAACGTGAATGATTCCGAGCAAAAAATAAATCATTTTAAAAGACTATATCAAGAAATAGTAATGGGTTTTTCTGTGTCAACATACATGGAGAAACCCATTTTTATTAAACATTTTTCAGAAATAAACAATGGAAGACATGCGGGAGAAAGTTCTATTTTTTTTAGCATCGCAAAAAAGAACGGACTTTTAGAAAGAGAAGATAAGCTACAGCTCCTGTTGAAAGAAGGTTACTGGCCGATAGAAAACGAAATAGAAATAGAAAAATTAGAAAAAGAAATTTCCGACTTAGAAATGTTTCTGAAAAATTTAATCATCAAAAGACAAATTAAAGAAACAAAGCAAAAAAAAGCCGAAACCGAATTGAAATTAAAAAAATTAATAGACGAAAAAGAAGAGTGCGTGGGATTTTGCGTTGAAGATTTTGTTTCTCAAAAAATGAACGACTTGGTTATTTTTAATTCTTTTTTTAAAGATGAACAGCTTTCTCAACAGTTATTCTCCCGAGAAGAGTTTGATAATTTAACTCAAAGTGATATTTCTAGTTTGATTAAGGTCTTAAATAACTTTTATGCAGAATTTTCACATAATCAAATCAAAAGGATTTGCGCGTGTTATTTTTTTATTAATTTATTCAGCTTAGCCTCTGAAGATATTCCGTCATTTTACGGGACACATGTTACAAATTTAACGATTTTGCAAGTTAATTTATTTTCTCAAGGACGATATTTTAAGTCTCTGATGGAGTCTAGAAAAGAAAACGTAAATCCACCGTCGGATATCATGGCGGATCCTGATAAAATGATAGAATGGTATGATTCGTTATCCACTAGCTCACGCCAGGTTGATTTGAATCGAGAAGGTGGAACAAGTTATGTTGGAGCAACTAAGGAAGAACTACAAAACATGGTTGGTGGTGGAGCTACTTCCCTTGAAGAATTCGCTAAGAAAAAAGGCGGTTCGTTAACAATGCAAGATTTCATCGAAATGCACGGCGCGTAGAGTCCTATTTTCTCGGATTTTTGTAATTCTTGTGTAATAGACTGTAGGATTATGGCAACTTATAATATTAATTTAAATCTTTCGACGGCAGCGGCTCAAGCTCAATTAAGCGCTCTTCAAACCGCCGCAGGCAAGCCGATAACGGCCAAAGTAAATTTTTCTCAGCCATTGGGTCGTATAACTGGCGATCTAGCAATGTTTGACAAGTCTATGGCAGCGGCTTCAGCCCGCGTCGCAGCTTTCGGAGTAACGTCTGGGGCTATTTATTTAGTTTCTAAGGCTATGTCTGAAGCAGCTAAATCCATGATGTTAGTTGATAAAGAATTGACGGAATTAAATACTTTTTTAGGTCAATCTCAAGGGCAGCTGAAAGCGTTTGGAGATTCTCTATTTTCAATAGCTAAAAATACTGCAACTTCTTTTAGTGCAGTTGCTGAAGCTGCGAAAGAATTCGCTAGGCAAGGTTTGTCGATGGAAGACACCTTGAAGAGAACCAATGACGCTCTAATTCTAAGTAGGATATCGGGTCTCGGAGCAGCTGAGTCGGTTACAGCTTTAACAACCGCAATAAACAGTTTTAATAAATCTGGATTAACTTCTTCAGAAATCGTAAATAAATTAGTTCAAGTTGATTCTCAATTTGCGGTTAGTTCGAGTGATTTAGCTCAAGCACTGAGCCGAGTCGGTAGTTCCGCTCAAGATTCTGGAGTCTCAATTGATCAATTAGTCGCATCCATCACCGCCGCTCAACAAACGACAGGTCGTGGCGGTGCGGTTATCGGAAACGCATTAAAAACAATCTTCACTAGAATGAAGAGGCCGGAAGTTATAGACCAATTACGAGAAATCGGAGTTGCGGTAAAAGATCAAAATGGATATTTCTTAGATGGTATAAGTATATTAAAAAACTACACCGACGCCACAAAAAACTTAAGTCAAACAGAAAAAGCAAAAACAGCAGAATTACTTGGCGGCATATTCCAAATCAACATATTAAATTCTTTAATTAATGACCTTTCCAGATCTAATGGTGTTTATGCTAGAGCTTTACAAGCGTCGAACTCTGCGACAGATCAAGCTTTTGATAAAAACGAAGCTTTAAATCAAAGTCTCACCGCTACAATAGAAATAACTAAAGCTAATCTACAACAAAAAGGAGCGGCAATTGCCACCCCGCTGTTGACTCCGCTAGTTAAGACCGGAACAGCAATAATAAATAAAACTTTAAATGTATTTGATAAAAAAGAAGGCGATGAAGAAGGAGCGAAAAGTGGTCGGTCATTTGGCGAATCACTGCTTAAGGGACTCGGAGCTGCGATAGCAGGGCCCGGAATCGTTATCGTCGGAGCTTTAGCTTTCGCTATTGGTAAAAAATTACTTACATTTGGAACAGAGGCTGTAAGAAGCCTTTTGGGAGTAACTAGCGCTTCTCAGAATATTCTTAATTTACAAAGTTTAATCACCTCTACACTTAATAATCAACCGCAAATCATACAACAAATAGTCAGTGGGCAAATAAGTCAAACAACTGCTGCTCAAGCATTGCTAACTATAATGCAGCAACAAGCCGCTCAACTGCAAACAAATGCCACTTTAAGTTCTGCATTAGCAAACACATTAGCTCAAGGTGGTTTTACAGTAAGTCCGACAACTGGACTTAAAAAAAGAAGAGCAATGGGCTACATTCCCAAAGCAGATCAAGACGCAGAAAGAGCAGGAGCTCTAAGTGGAGGATACTCTCCGGGAGCGGTGGTGGAAACTCCATCATCTATCGGTGGAATAATGAACACCTCAGAGAAGGTCAAATACGTTCCTGGGTTTTCTCAACCGTTTATTAATCCGCCTGAAAGTTCAAAAGCTGGGCAAATGCATCGAGAAAATGCAATTAAACAAACAGGAGTTAATCCTTATTCTAGTAGAGGTTTTATTCCTAATTTCCTAATGAATCACGGGGCGAAGATGCTATACAATACGTATGCGGACAACGAGCAAGCAGACGTGTCGCTACGCAACATCGAAAAGTTAATGACTGAGACGAAAAAGGAAGGCGTTTCAGAAACCCAAAAAACCCAAAACCATAAAGATATCCTTAAGGAAAGGCTTTCTCAAGAGAGTAAAGCTCTCGACAGTTTTAAAACAACGTTGATAGGTGGAGGCGACTCAATAATCGACAGCGGTCTATTTAAAGCAAATTTTAACGGCTATGATTACTTTATCAAAACGGTACATGAAAATAAAAAAAATGAAAAAGAAAATGAATTATTTTTAGGACAAGTAAAATTACAAGGCGGGTCTGTCAACATCGGACAAATAAAAACAGATATGCTTAGTGGACTAAAGAAAGTTGTCCAAAAACGCAAAGACTTAACCATAGATTCAAATGGTAGAGATATAGATAGTAGAAATATAATAGAGGTTATTTCTACAAATCAACAAGCCACGCCTACTCAAAGATCTCGACAACAATATGCAAAGTCCACATCCGCCAAGTCGCTAAAGCAAAAAGCTCGAAGAGTACTGAGATCTCGGAACAAGTATGCAGGATTTATCCCCAATTTTGCTTATTTAGATGAAGTAAAACAACTAGAGTCAGAAGCTGGAAATGGCACAGCAATATTCGATACCGAACCGTTTCCTCATGTTCGTAATTCCAGTCAGCCGACTTTCGAATCAGCTATAAATGATCATGGAGGACTTCAAAATGCTTTGTCAGATTCAGCTTCGATGCAAAAAGGCGCTGGGTTGATTAAGTCTAAAGGTTTCATTCCTAATTTCAATAAGATATCAGATTGGTGGGAGCAGAAAAGGAAAGATGAACGACTGGCTGATATGGCAGCGTTCAGAGTGAAGCACGGAAGTATGAGTAACTACCAACCTCAAGAAGGTCCGAGCATGATGGGTGGGATGATGAGATCAAGTTTAATTGGAGGCGCGTCAATGATGTTGAGCGGGGTAGCGAATCAAAATAACGTAGGTACGATTGCTGCCGTGCAACGAGGGCTTCCCTTAGGTATGGCTGGGATGGATATCGTCTCAGGATTTGCTCGTGGTAGAACTGGATGGGGAAAAGCTGCAAATGTGGGTATGGCTATCGCGCAAAACGCACCAGCTATAATATCTGGTTTTTCAGGAGCTAGTCAAACAGAAGCTGACGTAAGATCAGATCAATTTCAAAAAGTAAAAGATAACACTGCTGATAAATTCAATAAACTTACTCAAAATGCAGGACAATTAGCTCAATCCATTGAAGACTTAAACAATGCTTATTTAGACCCGAGCGTTAGTCCAGAAGTCCTTATTAAATTAGGTAAAAAACAAGCAGAGCTAATGAGAAGCATGGATAAAAGTAATCCACAAGCGGCAATGAAGTTGGCGACGGCACGGACATCAGCGGAAAAACAAACAATTTTAGCAGATGCGGTAGAGTCAGCGACTAAAGATAAAGTTGTTAATGATGCTTCTATTAAGTTTTTAGAATTAGATGACAAAAAAAGAAAACCAAAGGCGATAAAGTCTTTATTCTCAGATTGGTCTAGTCAAGCTGACATGAGCAAGTTGGACGTTAAAAATTTAACGCCTGAAAATCTTGGAGAGGCCCTGAAGAAAGCTGGCATAGGAGACGCTAACAAAGTTCTCGCCGGGACTAAAGGGAGACTCATAACGCCATTTATTAATTTTTTACAGACGAATGAAAAGATAAGCGAGAAAGAAGAGCTAACAAAAAATCAATTAACGAATCTCAGGCGACCATCCTCAGATATTCGAATGCAGAATGAACAAAATAAAAAATTAAGAGCCATAAAAAAATCGTCTAGAGGTGATTATCTTAATGATTTGGTTGATTACGCATCTAATTTCGGACCAGAGTCCGAAATAGACGCGAGGAGAAACGTGGACGTGGCAATGGAATCAGGGCAGGAAAGAGCAAGATTTGGTGCAATGCTTTCTTCTAAAGCTGAAAAAATGCCAGGGCTTAGTCGTTTTATTGGTCAAGGTCCGAGTCAAGAGCTGGAATCGTCACTGAAAAATAGTATAAAACAAACTAAAGATCCTAAACAAAAAAACGAGCTAGAGGCACTTCTTTCTGAAACTAAACAGTCGCAAAACGCAATGCAAGTAATCGAATCAAAAGCAGATGAGAAAAAAAAGAAAGATCTTGCACTTTTAGCTTTAAAACGAAGGTTGGTTTTTGGAGGAGGAATGGCGGCATCTTTAAGTTACGAAGGCAAAAGGGCGTCTGACGAACCGACTGCGAGAGCGTCCATGCAGTATGCATTGGGAAACCGATTTGGATCTCAAAATACAGCTGATGCTGGATATGTTAATTTCGCGAAAGGGGTTAAAGAAAAATATGCAGGATTGAATTTCGGTGAAGGAGCGTTTGACAGAGCAACGGAAGTCGGTGCAAATTTAAGAGCGAGAGACTTGAGGAAGTCTTTACTTAGAGACGCTAGGCGGGCTGATCGAATGGGTGACTATCAGCTGGGCGGAGCTATGCGAGCGAAAGCTAATGATTCGCAAGATCTATATGCGATAGGTAAAATACAGACGCAGGCTCACCTTGGGTTGAGTAAAATGCCCGATGAAGTAAAGCAGGCAATAGCTGATTATTCACAGAGCAATACGCAAGATGACATGGAAAAAAGATCTGATGATCAGCGACTTAGAGCATCTGAAAAAGCTATGCAACCGCAGGCTGACGCTTTAATAAATGAGTCAAGCAAGGACACGAAAACCAAAATGGACGAATTTGAAACTTCTTTAGGAAAGTCATTCGAGAGAGGGCTAACTATAACGAAAGCGAAGATTATAGTCGAAGGACTAGACCCAGACTCGGAAAAGAAAAAGGACGGCAGTTTTATGGATGGTGTCATGTCGTATTTTAGCAATATGGCCAGTGATGTTTCAGATTATTTTACCGGAGGTCCTGAGGCGTCTAGCGCAGATCAAGCAGCGGCGGCGGACATGGGCAAGGCTGGTGGGTTCATTCCAAATTTTAAAAGCCCTTTAAGAGACGCAATTCGCAGAGAGTCTGAATTTGTACCATTTAATTCAATTAGAGTAGATCAAAGCAACAAATTAAAACAATCAAGTAATCCTTTTGGATTAGCAGTAACAAACACAATTGATGAACCGAGAGGTTTGGCTAGTATTGGATTGGCTGATGGTTATATTCCAAATTTTGCAGCTTTTGGTCAAAAGAAAGCAAATTTAGCTAGGAAACAAGCATCGCTTGGAAAATTGTATGTTTGGGATCACATCGGTGACGGTTTTAGAAAAGTCAATCCGGATAGCTCAGTAGAAACTGCTTTAATAAACTCTAACGATTTACCGAAAGGATCAAGAACAATATCTACAGAACTCGGGCAAACCGGCGGTAAAGGAAAATCTATTCTTGGACTAAACGATCCTAAAGTAACGAAACTTGATGAATTAAAGCTTCCGGGGGTAGCTAGATCTCAACCAATAGATGGAATTCTATCTAGACTAAACAGGCAAGGAAAACTTACTCCAGAAAATTTATTGACCCAAATTCATAAAAAAACAGGAGGAGAAGATATAGTTGTTAAAACAGCATTTGGAGAGTCAAATATTCAAAGTAGAGGAGTATTTGGAAGGGGAGGTAAATTAACAACTTCCGACACCGCCTCTATCATAAATCAATATAGCAAAGGCACTGGAAGTGGATTTTTTACTCAAGCAAAAGTTCCCACTTATTACAACGAGTTAAGAGTTCATGTCGCGGTAGATGATAAAGGAAATGTAAAAATAATAAAAGGTGGAACAATTTTAAAAGCCACTAAAGCCGATCCTACCGCTGAGGCGTCGATTCAATCCTATATGAAGGCTGGGCTTGCCAAAGATGAAGCTATTAAAATGACTCAATCTTTTAAAAAAGCAGCGGAAAGTTCCGCTGTTCACGCTATAAGAGCCTCAGTGAAACAGAAAGGGATAAAAAATGCCTTCTTCGGAGTTGATGTTGGTGGAACTACTTTAGAAGCGGCAAAAAATGCTGGCGTTAAGTCGAGGGAATTTTACTCTGGCGGAAGAGGCAAAGTTGGCACTATTGTTTTCGAAGTCAATCCAAGTGATTTGAGAGGGTCTTCAGGATACATGGGCGGAAATCTGTCGCAAACATTAGTTAAAAATGTCTTTGGACAAAGTCCTACTTCATCACTATCCGCTGCATCAAGGACTCCTTCACCATCCGGAGCTACTCCGCCTACAGCTCCTCTTAGTTCACCATCAACAACTACTCCGCCCGCAGCTCCTCTTAGTTCACCGGCTAAAAAGCCTTCGAAGGCTGGTTCAAAACAAAGTAAAGTTGTCAAACCCGGAGGTCAGGACATTTTTAATCCAAAGACGGGAAGATACGACTACTTTGGAGCTAAGAAACCTGGAAATAAGACTTCCTCAGTAGAGTCTCAGAATAAAGCTGGTCAGGCGGGAAGCAGGCCGGGTTATAAGATGGGCGGTTATTCTAAATTGTTCATGGGCGGTGACATAGCTCTTGGGGGTAAGAACATCTATGACATTTATAACGACAATAAGCTAACAGAGGCTGAGAAGGGCGAAAAGGTAACTGAAGAATTAATAAAATTGGTGCGTAATGAGGCGATCAATTTTGCAGTTTCTTACGGTCAATATAGATTTCAGAATAGAGCGGGTGGTCCTGCAAATGCTGGGGCTCCTGGAGGTAAGACTTCTGGAGCTAAGACTCCTGGGAGTAAGGGATCTGGAGGCAAAGGGCCGTTGAGGGACGCTCGGGGTCGCTTTACTAAAGCGCCTGGAGGTCAGACGCCTAAAGGTGGCCCTAGAGGTGGTGCTGGAGGTATGGGCCCCATGGCTAAGATCGGCATAGCTGCGGGCGCACTTCACACCCTCTCCTCTCTATACGATATAAATAAAGATTATAACAAAGGACTTATTAGCAAAGAAGATGCCCAGTCTGAGGCTTTGAAAGCTGCCGCCTGGGGAGCTCTTTATACGGCTTTGCCTTTCATTCCGGTAGTTGGTCCGATCATCGGCGGAATTCTATTGGCAAAGGGCGTTTGGGACACGGGTTATGCGGTGGGGGGGATGATTGAAGAGGGAATTGGCTTAGGTGATAAACTTGGGGCAATGACGATGTCCATGCAAGGAGAAGACGAGAATGCAAACTGGAAAACACGTCTCAATGAGCGGTTGCTGGCAGAAGCAAGAAACCCTGAGTCTCGTAAGATTTCCAAACGTTTTCCTGGAGGTCAGATTCGTACAAAAGATGATATCGAGTTTGAAACCGAATGGGCTAGAAGTCGACCCAATTATGAAGAGGGAAGATCTGAAAGACTGTCTGCGAACAAGCAGAGCGCTGCGGCATTGCGAGCTGAACGTGCGGATCAGCTAACTGGAATAGAAGTGGCGGCAAAAGAAAATGAAATCTTGAGGGGGCTGGCGCCTAACGCTTTCGAAAAGGTGACAGATTGGGAAAATGGTGGTGAAGTAAAGTTTATTCCGAATCGTAAAAATTCTGTTTATGAAGAGGAGAAGGCACTACTTGACGAGCGCAAGCAACGCTTTCTAAGCGTGAAACGAGATGTATTGGATAGCCCTGTGGACATACCTCGCATAACGGAAACGAGAGCACCGCATGATAGCTACAGAGTGGCTGCTAATAAATTGAGACACGATCCACGATTAGCAGCTATGTATACTCCTCAATCGTCGCCCCAGTCGGACAACGAACGTTTAAATCAATATTTATCAATGTCGAAGAGCGACGCAGCTTATTTCGACGCCAAAATCGCTAGTCTTGAAAGATATAAGACCGAGTATAATCGAATAGAAGCCAACGTAGTAGCTTTTCGAACGGCTAAGGCTGTCAAAAACCGAGAAAATCTCAACCTGTCGGATAAAGAAGCTGCGATTCTTAGCATGTATCGACAGCTACCTGTTGAAGATACCGTCCTAAAAAAGAAGAGTATGGACATCTCCGTGAGACAAGGCATATCCCCTATGGACAATAACGACGAAGCACTTTTGGCGAGGATAACGGACTTCCATGGAGACAGGCCCAGCCTCGGCGAGACCTTTTCCGAAAGGTTGAATCGCGCAAAAACCCAAGAGATGGAGAAACACGCAAACGAAAACACCTTCTCGGCTCTTGGAATGGGGGCATTTGGCGCTCAGATCGACAGACTCACCCCCCACCCAAAGGAAGAAAAAGAAGCAAAAGAACAAGCCAAGAAAACGGCCCAATTAAGTTACGCAATGGAACGCTTGCGCAATAACCCTAGTCCAAACGATCCAGACCTAATTACCTCAACATCTGACGAGATTATAAATCACGTAAAAAAACGTGGGTTATGGGACCAACCCGTCATATATGATCGGCAGGAGCAGTCACTTAGACCGTCTGGCGACAGCGAACTTGCTCTCTTATCAAGCGAGCAGAGAGAGAAAGCGTTTGGGTTAATGGCTGACGCCGTGAAAGCGCGAACGGGATTCGCTGCCCCTCTTGACGAATATCAACGTCCAAATGCTGAACAAAGCGCGTTGGAAATCAAAGACAAGAAAGACCTCATGTTGCGAGAATACATGCGAGATCCCAGCCTTGCATCAGTAGATCCTACTCTAATGCCCGCTATTAGAGAACAGCAATCTAAAGTCCTAAATGATAGGCAGCAAAGGATGACGGCGTTCCTAGAGAAAGACGGCAGCTTAACTAGGGCAACGTTCCCGGGAAAGTCGGATTCGCAAATTATGCTGAATTACCTTGACATGTCAGATTCGCAAAGAGAAAAGGCTGACGCTCTTCTAATAAAACAAGAATCCTTGGCAAGGTTAGATAAGGAAGCTGCGGGCGGAGCCCTGTTAAACGCCACGACGCCAGAAAATCCTGCACTTACCCGCACTTTTGCAGCTCTGGGAGAGTCTAATCAAGTTACGCTAAGGAGCGTGGCAGGAAATCCTTTAAGTGCGATGACTCCGCAAGGGCTCGGGCTGACAAGCGAAGGGGTTGAAGCTGCGGGAATGCTAAACAAAGAACAAGAATCAATAAATAAAAATCAGATAGAGAGCATGACGGAGCTTGAAAAACTTTTAAATGGTTATTCCAATGGGTTTATACCAGCTAGGAGTGGGAAGATCAATAATTACGCGAGAGGCTTCGCTCCCATGTTCATGCAAGAAAAACGTGCGGTTTTATCTAGCCCAAGTTACGCTGGACATAGAGACGCCGTTCCGATGCGTTCTAGCGTGTATAAAAATGCCGTAATCAACAGCGCTGAAATAGAAGTTCCGGCCAGTGAAGTATATAGTAGAATGTTCGGTCCAGCCGGTGCAAATATGAAACCTAAAAACCCATCAGAGACTCACGCTATATTAAACCCAGCTCAACAACAATCTTTAGGATTTAGTGCAGGATTTATTCCTAATTTCTCAACAGAACAATTTACAGCTGCAATCACAGAAGCTATGAAAAATGGAATAGCATCATTTGCAGGAGGAATGGTTCCAAATGTTTCTAATTCAAACATAGTTAATATAAATGACGAAAGATCATATCAAGGAAATTCAGACTCAATGATGGATGGTGTTTTAGATATATTACAATCTAAATTCCCGAAAGAAATGGGTAAAATGGGTCCAAGAATTGCAAAAAGATAAAAAATTATGTCATTCGCATCAGAAACAGTATTAAAATTTGACAACTCGTCGATAAGTTTTGCAGTAGCTACTCTCTTGAGTTACTCGATGCAAAATGAAAAAATGGGAGCATTTAATTACAGAAGGAAAGAAGTCATATCTTTAGAAGGTTTGTTTTCGCAAAAAGGCGTTGCGCAATCGGTCACCGAGCATTTTAAGGACGTCAAAAATCTTTTAGCTAATTCTGTTGATTTTGTTGATTTAAAACTAAATGACGTTTTGTATGGTAAAGCTAGATTTATTTCTTTCAGTTTTCCTACTTCAGTAAACTTCGATGAAAATGCAATTAATCTTTCTAAATTTACAATTCAATTAGAAATTATAAAAGTAGACGACGATAGCACTTTTGCGGACGCTAATTTGCCAAGCGACGTTAAAACTCTAAACCAGAGTAATGAGCTTTGGAAATGGTATAAATTAAAAGATTTTTCAGAAGATTTTTCTTTCAAATTAGGGGAAGATGGAAATTTTGAAGCGTCTCATAGTATTAGTTTTCAATACGACCCGGGAGAAGTTATTTTAGACGCGAACCTTACAATCGCCGCAGTGGCGGTGGCTAATGGTTTTTTTGCCCAAACTTTACAAAGCTTGTCTTCGATATATTCTCTTTATAGTTCTGCTGATTTTCAAAACTCTACTAGTGATTACGGATCGTCTCTCACGGAACAATCTGTTGATTTAATTAATTATAAATTCGCTTATTCTAAAAACTACACAGTCTTCTCGCAAAATAATGGGGCGTCCACATCCGAAACGATAACCACAGAAGTGAGCTACAAAGACGACGGATCAATAGAGGTGTCTGAAAAAGGGCGAATCAAAGGGAAGGGGGTTTCATACACATTAGCAAGAAATAACGCTGTCGCAAAATTAAATACTAATTTATCAGACGCTTATACTAGATGCAATGCTTCTTTTAGCAGGATTCAGGGGGTCCTTCCAAAATATAGCGGCTCGAACACTCTACAAACTAATCCAATATCAATCACCAAAGATTTAACAGATGTGACCTCAGAAGTTGGTTACGAAATAAAATTTACAACGAATCCAGCCTACTCTAATGTGACAAGCATACATACTTACTCCATACTTTTAAAAAAAGACAGCCTTGGAGTCTACGAAGTCTCTAAAGAAGGGTCCATCAGACTTTACACTAATAAAATAAAAGATTTTATAAATAAAATAAGCGTAGTTAAAGCAATAATAGACAGTGATGATCTTAGTGAAATAGATTCTTATTATAAAAAAATCTCTGGATTAAGCGATTCTTACGTTGGAATTAAAACAGCTTCGACAATGACTTTTGCGAAGTTCGGAGTGGAGACTTCTTATTCTAAAACCTATTCAAATTCTCCAACTTTAAGGGCTTCTGGCGCTAATGTGATAGTGAGAAAACTAACGACCACCGAAACTTGTACAGATCCAGTAAATAAATTCTCAACTATTAAATTAATAGGATCCTCTTCGAAGCTGTTAGGAAAAGAAATAATATACCAAACAAGACAACTATCGCAAGGATCCAGAAATATTTCTTTAGAAATGAAAATAGACAGAGAACAGCTTTATGACGGTTCAGCCAACGGAGTCAACACCTCCACCGCTTCAATATTTACAAAAATAAAAGACTTATTGACATTTGAAATCCTTGACGGACCGAGCGGTTATTTATTTAGTGGGTCCTCTCCATTGGTTTTGTCTATTTTTGCCAAAATATACGCCAGCTCATCTTTACAGCAACAGGATTTAACATATTTTCTAGATGATTTAAAATTATCTATAGATAATAACTATAATTTAAAAGTAGATTTAGTTTTTAAATTTTTAATGGCGAAGGAGCAAACTTAATATGTCAGATGTATTGGTAAAGTATAATAATGTCACACTACCCACTCCAACTCCTTACGTATCTGTAAATAACGAAATTATTAGATACGGAAGCAGATTTGCATCCGTAAATAAGATAACATTAAACGGACAAATAACAGGAACTAGTTTTGCCGCTTTAGCAACCGCTCAATCGGGTTTGGTTGGTATTTTTTCAACTAGTTACAAAACGTTAGCGATTACCGAAGGTATTGGCAGCTCCACCGATGCCATTGTTTTTTCCGGTTGTTCGTTTGAATCTATATCTTTCGATAGCTCTCGTTACAACAGAATTGTTCCTTATTCTATTGAATTACTGTCTTATCCTTCTGGCGACTCATTCTTTGGTATTTTAGAGCCGAAAGATGAGATAAGAATTTCAGCAGGCAATGACGGATTTGGAACGGTAAGTCATGCTGTATCGGCTAAGGGATTTTCTATCGGTAATGCAAATACGGCAATAAATAGTGCGAAAAATTTTGTTAGCGGAAGATCAGCCTCTGGAGTAGCAAAGATTGCGGCTATGAGTAAATTGGCAGGATCTATCACGGCTTTTACTCCTATTTTAGTAAACGTTTCTGAAAATTTAAATCGATTAGATTTAACTTATTCACTTGAAAAGAGTTATAAATTTAAATTACTAAGCGGAGTTTTGGGTTATAATTTTAATAAAAATTTTTTAACATCTTATTCGACGACCTTATCTTCCGGAGCCGGTGATGATTTTGTTACAGCTACGATTCAAGGAGAAATAAGACATCCTATAAGCGGAGCTGGAACTTTATCCGACCTATACAGCGAACTATCTACTTTAAGTCCTTACTCTGTTGTATCTGGGACCTACGGGTCTCCGAATGGTTTAACGTTTTGTTCAGATCCAATTACTTTCTCCGTAACGGAAAACTCAGGAGCAAAAAAAATTAATTTTAATGCATCTTATGACAATTCTGAATTCTACGGAACAGACGGCCCGTATTCTTACGGCGGATGCTATTTCGACGCCCAAACGTCTTGTTCCGTTGACGAATTGACGAAAACAATAACGGTAGATGTAAAAGGGGAAGTAAAATGCAGAGGAAGTCGAGCGAATAGATCTACGAGTTCTTCAGGTTATTTACAGCAATTTTTAACTAGTGGAACAAGTTTGTCAGTTCCTAGAATTTATGATTTCGCTAACTCTTTCTATACTGCGTATCTTGGAGACACAACTCCTCTTTTTACTTTAAACATTATTCCTAATTCTGTAGAAGTAACTTCAAACGCTCAACTAGGGACGGCGTCTGTTTCGGCTAGTTTCGATAACAAAGATAAACTTAACTCGCTAGGATCTTCGGATTATTCAATACAATACACTCCGTATAATACTGTATACTCTTTTGCTTCTTCATGTAATGATTCAATTAAACATTTAGTTGTAGATATCAATACTCAAAAAAGAGAAAACGTGAGTTTAGATATTCAAATAGCAAACCCAGGATCAACCGAACTTAGTCTTTTAAATTCAAAAACTGGAATATTTGGAGATTTCGAAACTAATTTTATCCAGCCGCTGACATTAGCCGGCTTAGACTCTCTTCAAAAAGAAGTTTCAACTTCTTCCGTTGGAAATAGCTACGGAATTGATGGTAGTAAAGTAGGGTCAACAGTTAGTGCTTCGTGTGCGTATTCTTTCGAATTGTCATCAACCGAATTAGCTAAACGAAAAATAATTAAATCACAATAACATGAATGAACTAATAAAATCTGGATTTTTGAATCGAATATTTTGCCCGATGAATTCTGTTGTAGTTGATTATGATTTTAGAAATGTTTCGTATACTGGCTTAACTGATTCTTCTGGTAATACAGGATATTTAGTATTTAATAGAATTACTGGTACTGGTTCTCAATATTCTGGTTCTAATGTTTATGATTTTTATAATCCAGCTTTGAGCGTTTCTGATACTGGGAGGATTTCGAGCTCTATAGTTAGTGGAAATTTTGGCGGTAATACTAAATTAAAAGTTTTAGGGAAAGTCACTCTGAATGATTGGACAATTTTTACTGCTTTTAATCATCTGGAAACTGGATTTTCTAACGTTAGCAAAGTCATTTTCTCTTCAAGAAGCGGAGACTCTTCGGTTTCGGGATTAACCTTCGGAATCAATGGATGCAATAGATTATTTTGTGAATACAATACTCAATCCAGCGGGAAAAGAATATATACAGTAGATGATGATTTAGATAATAAAAATTTAGTTTCATTATCGAAAATAAATTCTGATCTTTTTATTGGCGTTCATCAGTTTAATGATTCGCTGAATAAGCTGTCAACAGATTCTCAATTTGAATTATTAGATTTTACTCCTTCTGATAGTTTTTATATAGGAGGCATGAGGGTTTCTGGTTCTAGTTATAGAAATTTTAGTGGTAATATTAATAGTTTTATGGTTTTAGATAAAGGCTTGAGGTTCGCAGAAAGGAATACGTTTGCTAAAGCTTTCTTTTGCTCGGGATTTGCTCCAAGCTTTTACCAAGACGAGACGAATAATTTTATTAAGGTAACTGGGTTAAAATTTGAAAGCCTTCCTATCTCGACGGGCATTACTGGTTACGTCGCGATCTTGGCGGGAACTGAAACCGTAGACGGCGGGGTGATCAATAGATATACTTATTCAGGAGTCACTGGCGTAGTCTATGAGACTGGGGTAGTTGAGATGACCGGAATCGCGTCTGGAACATCGACTCGGACCTTCTTTTATGAAGCTAGCGGCTTGATTGATTACGGCTACTCCGTGCCTTTTGGTAATTCTAAGATCCTTCTCTCAAGTAACTTCGGATCTTCCCTCAAGGAGGTTTATAGTTTTTCCGGAGTTAATAATGATGATTTAAATTTGATTCCGAACTTTTCTCAGGACACCAACACTTACTCCATATTTTCAACGGGAGCTGGAGAGTGGCTCAACTTGTATGTAAATGGCATAAGCCAAACTTTAGCGACGGGCTTCAGCTCTCAAACAACCGGAGACTTTATCATTTCAAAAAAGTCTATAAGATCTGAATTGTTTTTCGATGTTTTTGATTTTCCTATTTATGATATCATTTCTGGATCAGGGTCTCTAACGGGTCTTACAACTCAAGACGTGACTAATGGATCTAAAGCTTTTAGCGGATCTTACATTAACAATCGAGATTTATACTTAAATGGTATGAAATTAACGTCTGGAATAGACTACTCCGGAGTCGGTGCAACAGTTGTATTGTCCACTACTAATTTGACAGATGGAGACATTCTCATCTTACCAAAGCATAACAAAAATCTTTCTAGATACACAGGATATAATGATAATAATTTTGATACAAATTTAAGTCTTTTCGACGAGCAAATTTGGGTCAATGGATTAAGACAAATTAAAGGAACAGATTATCAAAAATTATCAAATTTTAATTTGAACTACTCTACGTTTTCTTTAGACCCTATGACTGATATTATTTATAATAATAATACAGATTATTTCAACGTGTAATCTAAATTAAGGCATATGGCAAAAGTTCAAAATAGCAGCAGCATAAACATAACAAGAGTGATAGGAACCGTAAGCTCGGCTCTTGGAAATAAAATTTTCAATGGTTACGTTTATAATTTATCTCTGACCGTCGGCTTTAACGGAGAGCCTTCCGCCTTAATTCTTAATTTAGCCTTGGATAAAACGCTAAAAAATGTCAGCAAACGTAATGACGTCATAGATCAAAGAAAAAAAGATATAGCCAGCGCAACCCAAACCCTAACCTTGACACGCTCGGGAGGTGCGCAAACTTTTAGTGTCCTAGCAGATAATGATTTCGATATAAATGAAAATCATATAGGTATAAGGAGTGGTTACAATATCTCCATTAACGGTAACTCGAGTTCTGCTGAAAATTACGAATTGTTTAATTTTAAAATCATAAGTTACTCGATCTCCAAGAAAAACAATGAAAAAATTCTCACATTAACTTTACACGATAATTCTATTGTTTTAAATAAAATTTTTGTTGGTGTATTGGGTCAACATGTTGCTCTGGATTTAAGGTCGGAAAAAATAGCAAAAATAACTGACATAAAAATATTTTGCCCTGCTGTAAATCTCAAAAAAGAAGAGATGAGGACAACTCATTACAAGCAATTATTGCATTTTACAGCGGATCATTTGGCTAAAAAGTTAAAGATAGACGAAGACACATGCATATTGGAATCAGGATTTACTCTCAAGGAAATAGCAATGCCTGATAAATGTAAGAAAGAACTGGACGCATTAGGAGCTTATACCGACGAGGAAATTTCACAAGACTGTCGTCAGTTTATCCAGAAGGAGCCGGCATGTATCGAAAAGGAATTATCGGGATGTATTAACGAAGACCAATTTAATTATATCACCATCAAATCAAAGGATCTTCAAAAATCTATCCAAAGAGGTTACGGAGCCGTTATTCTAGTGGGGGAAGAAGACTTTAAAGATTCCCAGTGTTCTAGTTCTGAGGTTACTTACTCGTTTAGCACGCTGCTAGCGGCGATGAAAAAATTAGGAATTAAAATATTCACAGAGAGCGATTCGCCTTCTTTGATAGATAAGTCAAAAGGAAGAATAAAAAAGAATTTTTCAGGAACACTTAAAGATGTTTTAAACCAATGGTGCGACATATACTCTTACTCTTACGTTGTAGATTTTTCGAGTTCGTCTGAGATTGTCATAAAAGGAATTGATTTATCCAGCAATACCTCTAAAGAGACAGTTATGTCAACGAAGCTTAATTTAGAAGATTTAGAGACTTCTAGCTCAAATTTCGTCATCCAATCTCAAGACTTTGACTACGACTTAAGTCAAAAAAAATTAAATTTGTATTCTTCTTTTTATTTTAAAGAAGCTAGAGATAATAACACCTCTTTTGAGTCGAGCCTTGGCGACAAAAACTTCTACAATATGAATTTAGCCAGCATCTTTCCAAAATGGTTTGGGCTCAGGGAGCCGTATTATATTATTGGTTTGAATGGAATACAGGTTTTTGACAAAGAAAATCCATTAGGAAAGTTCTTAAGTCTAGATTTTTGCGGAGCTGGAAGGGGCTATAAGGAAGTCATCACATCCGCCGTCTTGGGAAGATTTAGCCCGAAGTTGCGACAGATTTACAATTATAGAATAGGAGCTTTTCGAGCTTTGGGATTCTTGACCGTAACTGATGAGGTTATGAATTCAAAATTAAATTTAGGCAACGATACGGAAATGCTACTCGAAGAGGCTATCTCTTCTATATTAGAGATCCAATCTAAAAATTTATTCGATGCCGAAGGCGATGCCGTGTATGATTTTCATTTTGGCTTTTACAATCAAGAATTAGTAAATCAAATAGAAAGAATCGAATCTTATATTGCTGATTTTCTAGGGAAGCATTATTGGACTGATTATTTTGATGTTAAAGAGGGGTCTTCAGGTAATGAAAACTCATTAAGTCAATACGAAATAACGTCAATGCCTGCTGTTCAAAAATATTACGATGAACAACTTTATTCTATACCGCTTTTTACAGAGGGTCGGTTTTTGATACAAAAACTAAACGCTGTATACGAAGGTTCTGAAAGTTATTTTAATGCTTACTCATCTTTAATCGCCGCCAAGAATTTGGCTGACACAGTCTGCAAATCTTCGGAAAGTGATTATATAAAAAAGCTTGCCGATAGTGAACAGTTAAAAAAATTAATATTTTATTCAGAAAGGCCTGGCTCTGCTTACGGCGTTTTTGAAGAGCTAATTAGACAAATAGAAATATTTGAATATTCCGTCGGGACCTCTGAACACTTTGAACTAAATTTGGCGGATCTATATTCTCCAGGGTTTAAAGAGTTGTCCCCCGTAACTCTTGCGTTACTTCAGGCGGTCTTGCCGGTGAATATTTCAAGTTTGGTGGTGGGAGATTTTAAATTTGGTCTTCTTTATTCTATAGCGAATAACAGGAGTCTCTTCACGTTCGAAGAGGTAAAGAATGATGTACCAGGCGAATTTATTAACCCTATCGAGTTGCAAAATCAAATCAGATCACTATGCGAAGTGATAGGTAAACTGAATGAAAACGCAGATCTTAAGAGTAAAAAAGATAAAAAAAATGATTGTAGTAAAACAGTCTTATATGAAATATGCGTTTTTCAAAGCGAAATGGAGAAGATCAGCAGCGATGCGTCAGCCGTAAAACAATCAGCTCAAGGACCAAACCCGCTTAAGTGCCGTAGAGTTAAGATTACAAGAAAAATGCCTCCTCAAGATATAGTTTTCGCTCAACTAATGAAAGTGAGTTTGAGCGGGCGTCTCTCAGCCGACCTAGATGAAGAAACCATGCTTAACCAGATCAGGATTCACAACTACCGACTAACCAGAAATGGTGATAGTAAATATAAAGCTACGCTGGACAATAAGGGCAGATGGTATATGAAAAACATAGAAGGCTCGGAAGAGCCCGCGATAGTGTTGTATACAAAGAATTTAAACAAAATCATTTTTGAATCCATAATATTCCCTTCCGAAGAAACTTATAAGATCAGATTAATGAGTAAAACAAGTTCTGAAGTTTTCGTCCCTTTCGAGCAGTTCGTGAAGGGTGGTTTGGAAGACTCTTCGGATATATCAAAGATATTAGAAAGCGATGCATTTTCTGTAGACATATCCTTAAACAACGTAACGCCAAACATTAGAGGATTATTTGGGGACCAATCGACTCCCGCGTTTGCGTTAGACACGGTCTTAGATACCGCCGAAGTAGACCCCGTCATTATGCATTACCAAGGTTACACACTAGATACTCCAGCCTACCAATTCACAACGCTTACAAAGTTTCATGAGACATTAAAAAAATATTATGATGAAAAAAACATTTCAATACAAGGTCCGGCAGTATCTTTTTCTGCTGAGCTTTTTTGCAGCTCAATCAGCTCAGGATTGAAAGATATATTATCAGTAAATAATGGCTTGAGTAGTCTGAATATGACTCTTGGGGAAGGAGGTCTAAATTTAAAATGCCAATTTAATAGCAGGCCCGCTAAACCGCTCTCAATGGAAACATTAATTTACAATAATAAACCTAATATAAAATTTCAAAACACGAACTTCTTGGTATGATCATTTCCGGAAATACTAGTCGAAAAATTTTAAGAGAAAATAGATTTTCTACGAGTCTGGATGTGTCTTTGAATAATTGCACTGGGCGTTCTGAAATCGGCTTTAGCGGACAAGGAATTACTTATAAATTTAGCTTCACAAGCGGAAAAATTTTTGATCCCGAAAATAGATATTTTTCATCCTATCTCCCAGATAAGTCAGTAAATATACAAACTAATTTTTCGGGAACGGCTTATAATTATTCTATTAATGGATCTAGAATTTTAAATTCTGGATTTAAACAAAATTTCTATGCGGAAAAATTTTACATTAACACTACGGGCACCGTATTAGATGCGTCTATAGAAATAAAATCTAAAAAACCAACTCTTTCATTAAGCATTCCGGCTTCTTTTATTTCTGAGTCTGATTTAACTGGATATTTAATTACTGATTCTATTAGCGGGTTTAGTTTATTTTCTGGGTATTTTGATCAATTTTCTTCGTTTTCTTTTTCCAGCGGCTCCACAGGAATAATTTCAGCTTCTTCTCCTGGCGTTGTTATAATATCTGGAAGTTCTGAAGTTTTAGGAAAATTAACTTCTCAAGCTTTTTTCGACACGTCAGCGGGAAATTATCCAATACGGTTTTCAGTTGAAAGAGTAGAGAAACCTTATCTTAGTTATACATTTGAGATTCTACAAGGGTCGGATTTTTTAGACAAGCTGTCCACCTCTTCGTCGAATTCTAACGTCTCGAAAGTCGGGGGTTTAATTCTAGATTATAGTTATCAAACAAATTCATCCTCACTAATTCCGACATCTCTTCCTCTAGATATTTCTTTATCATATTATTCTGGAATCACCGGCTACTACGGACTCGTGACGGGCGTCCAAGTAAATAGTGGGGGAAATGGATATTTAAGTATTCCGACGATAACGTTCAGTGGCGGCGGTGGCAACTCAGCCTCTGGTAGCGCAATTCTCGGGGGCACTAGCTTAAATTACGACGCTGTCTTAGGTGTTCAAATGACGTCTTTCGGCTCGGGCTACACTTCGACTCCAGTTGTTACGTTTTCCGGAGGCACGGGGATAATAAACAATATTCTTCCGACAATCGCTTCTGGGTCAGGTCTAACGACTTTTTATACTAAAAGTTTTACTGGTAGCTTTGATTTATCTACAGGGTTATGGCCAAGTCTCGAAAGTTATTCTAGTAAATCTTTCGTATCTGGAACCAAATATATAAAAACAGGACATTCGATTTCTGAAAGTTCTTTAATAAATATTGAAGTTAAATACAATATTTCGTTTAATAATGATTTTATGGTGGCTAAATTGGTAATTAGCGGGGCAAATAGTAATATAATAGAAAGATATATAACAGGAACAAAATAATGAAAAATGATTTAAAGCGTTCAAAATTAGGATCTAGCGTTATTCCTTTATACATAGCCAGTTGGGATGGGGTTCAAAAAACCTCCAAAGACGGAGTAAGCAAATGCGAGAGCGATCTTCTTAAAAAAGCGATAGATGCACAATTGGGGGATGATATGTCGTTGAATTTTAAAGATAATTTTGTGAATTATAAATTGGGTTATATTTTGTGCGTGAATACCCCAGCTCTTTTAAATAAGTTTTATAAATCAGATGAGCAAGAAAAAGTTAAACCGACTGACCCGAAATACATTCCTCCAACTCGATTTACTAAGGTTCTTATGCCGCCTGAGTTTATCAGCAGACGAACTTCTTTATCTTCCGAATATAAGCTGGGAGAAAAATTAAATGTTCGAGCGGGATACGAAATAATAAACAAAAAACAAATCGCAGTTTATAGAGACACTAATGCAAAAGGAAGAAGTAGAATGAAAACGGGCGGGGGAGGGGCTGTTGCGGTGTGGAGTTGAGTTATGAAACTTCCTAATTCAAAAAAGGTAAAGATAGGACACCGGCCAAGTCATTTGGAGCACAATTCTTTAGCCGTCGCTTTTAATAGCAGAATACTTTCCGGACTTGGAGACTGTGCTTGGAGAATATTTTATTACGCTTACTCAACTTTTAGAGGAGTAAGGAATCCTCAAGATACCAACTTCCCAGCGCAAGATGAGTGGTTTACTTTTTACGCAAATATTGAACCGAAAATGGGCTATGGAAGGATTAGCTGGCCAGAAAGTCCAGCGGGATATCCCGAAGGGGCTAATGTCGCTAATCCGTTTTTAGCGTGGATATTCGGAAACGCAGGCAGAGCTACGGCGCCGAATGGCGAAAAAGACAAGACTTCTGGCGAAATTCATGGATATTGGTCGGAACCGGTAAGGCTAGGAGGGCTAGAAGTTAGTCCACCCGAACTGCCGGAATACGATTACGGACACGCAAGCCTAAATACTGTTTGGCACGACTCCGAATTTCAAAGAGGCTGCGTAGCGTATATTAAAAACTATAAATATGAATCAGGACGGAAAGAAATGCAATTGTTATCTCTTGGAATCGTTGCTGCTGCAAGAAAACATTTAAGATTTGTAATGGATTCTGCGTCTTTAGGTAAATACGCACCAAGTTTTGTTCCCTACGTGAATGGTAGAGGTGGAATTTTTAGGAAGAAAAACGCTTCAAAAGATCAAATTGGGCAAGCAATGTTTTATTACCTAAGTTATTTTAGGGGATCAGAAGATCAAAGAGCTAAGCACAACCTTACTGGAAATGATGTGGCTACAGATGGATTTGATTTTGAAACTTTTTTTTCTAGGCAGTTCCTGTTGGCTCCGAACTATTCTTTTCCGAGATACGAAAAAGACGGAGCAGGTGTTGAAAAAATAGACTCTTTTGGTAACCTCCGAATAAAATATGATCCGACAGGCTATCCCGAGCTTTATCCAGAGGCTCTGACTCTTGGTTGGGCTTACCCACTCCAAAACACTAGTGAATTAAATATAATTAAAACAGTAAATGATGATAATTTTTTATTTAAAGATCTCAACAACAATTCAGAATTCAATACGAGTCCATTACCAGCATATGATTTAAATAGGTTTTGTTTGTCTAGTATTTTTATACAAAGCTCGGACATCGCTGTACAGTACGAATTTGAATCCGAGGTTTTGTTGCGAGGTTTTTTAATAGATATGTATGTAAATGGAAATTTATACGAAACAATTCCTATAATTCCAGATTATAAATACAAAGCGGATCGGTCAACGGGGCAGACTAACGAGAATCTTAAAAACTCCTACAAACAATATTACATATATCAATTTAACAAGATTCATCACTTTCCATACCCAGTGAAGGGAAAAGTTTCGTTTAGAGCTAGAGGTACTGAAGGCATAGAAGTGCCCACTCCGAAAAAACACGGGACAGTCTGCTTAGGGTTAAAAATCCCAAACGCTCCTGATAAATTTGCAATATTAATAAAATTCGCACATGTGTTGGAGATGAAACCCAGCGCCGCAGACGCTTACGTTATAATGAGGGTGGCAACCACAGAAGGGCTTGGGTTGAACCCTGGCGATATGGACCCAGTTGGCCATTTTAATTCTGACGCGGTTAAAAACGTTTTTACAAACTATATAAAATATGGAGTAGCTTATAACTTATCCAGTGCGCGTTTAGCTGAGAACGATGTGCATGTAAGCGCAAATCCTGTTTACGAATCGGCCAGAAAATTCATATCCAGTCATATAAAAATGGCAGATAGATATTCCTTAGTTGATTACGCAATCGAACGGGGTCGGTCTGTTTTGTATTTTAAAAGATACCGATTCGGAATGAAAAAAATGGGGATGGACTCCTTTAGAGGTCTCGGCCCGTCTATCACTCAAGTTGGGAATAGAAATATGATCGGATCAGTAACAGAAACTTTTATTCCAATTACTCAAGGAAAGGAATATATAGTATTGGATATGGATAAAAGTTCGACAACTTATATCGACTACGTCTGGAATGGTGAGAAGACCTCTTTCAAACATGGATCTATTTTTACAGGTGGTAATTATTATTATGCTTCGTATTTTTCTAGCCCAAGAATAGCAATTTACGAATTAGACGGAATAATTACTAGAACTCATGTCTCTAGGACTCAATCATCGGAGATTATGGTTGACGACGTGAAGCAAAAGTCTCCGGGAGCAATAAGTAATGAATGGTCAATGTTCATGTCTTATAATTTATATCACCCATCTAACTCATCAGCTTGGAAGCCAGAAATGTATGGAGATATTATGGGAGCTTTAAACGCGAGGTGCCTAACAAGCAGTTACGCTTTAGAGAACGTTAGCCGGACATCTAAAAATGTAAAATTACATTTAGCGAACGTCAGTTGGAGACAATACGATAAACCACTAATAGTAGAGTCTCCCTCCGCTTACAATTACATAGAAGGAGCAAACACTAATTTACAATACGCCCAATGGGCAGGGAACAATGATTATATCGAGGATTTCGCGTCGAGTTGCTCGATATATCAAAAGCCTTATTACATTAGGTCTGTAACTAGAGTTAATGAATTCGATCCGACATGCGACATAATAAAAGTCACTATAGAGGGGAGGCTTAAAGCTCTTGGCAGCATTATCCCCGGAAGTTTTAGAGAAAATGTAAGACAGTGGAAATCTAGAATGCTCGCAGAAAACGTAAGAACCGATGAAAATGCTATAATATCATATTTACTATCTATGGGCATCGCTCATTGCAAAAGAGAAGTCATCGGAGACGTAGCTTTGGATAACCAAAATTTTTGGGCTGGCAATCGTCCTTGGGGGTGCTGTTATCCTAGATTTTATTTTGTTAAATTAATTCCTTACGTATCTCGCAATTCAATAATGTATTCTGATCACTATCGACAAATGGAATATTATTTAAGAGCAATGTGTAATGGGTTCGTAAATACGCAATCTGAGCTTTCCGCGACTGAAATACAGACAGCAATTGATACTGGAGATTTGGGGACTCAATCCGTCGGAGGATTCGACTCAGCAGTTGGAGATTATCTATTTGAAGACTTAATGAGCAATTCCTATGACAACTCTCAGAAAAACAGATCAGCTGTAAGACCAAATATGAGTTCCGGAGGAGGCGGTTGATGAAAATATGAGTGCCGTTACCGATAATATAAATTTTTTAACTGGAGTTTTATCTGATCCAAATTTAAATGTTACACAAAACACTTACGGTCTATGGGTGTCTACTTTTGAAAATTTAAATGTTAATGAAGATGGATACGCCTTTCCAGAATTTCTAGTGGAAGATATAATTACTTATCCATTTGCCCTTACTGGAACAGTTTGGACGTTGCCAGATAATGAAGGCAACCTCACTAAATCAAGGTTTTTTATATCGTCGGGAGTAAAGGGGGAAAGTTACGAAGAGACGATACAGATCATTGCAGACATAACAGATTCTTACATTTCCGGTTTGTCTCCATATATTTTTATACCTGGGATAAGTTTTTCTGGTAAAATATATAGAAGGTGTGAAATCACTGGAATTAATATCTCTCAGTTCTCGAATAAAGAGCTGCTAGTCATATCTGGCGAAGATTGGCAAGACACTAAATTATTAATTTCTGGAAATAATCTTGATTTTATTTATGGATATCAAGATACGGGATATAGTGGTTATTCTAACGAGGTCTCTACAAGATATAAATTCTTATATGATGACAGCAAAAACTCTCCGGTCAAAAATTCTTTTTCATTCGACCCTCCATCTCAAGTGGAAGAAGGTTCTAGTTTTAAATATCGGGTATCTAGAAAGAGCGATCCTTTCGGATCTTTTTTCCCCGCAGAAACTAACGCAAACGGGCAATTATTAATAAATTTACCAAATGATGAAGTATCTGAACAAATAACAAGCTCAGTTAATTATAATTTTTCGACTCCTAAAGTTATATCTTTTTCATCTGACGAGGTGAAGACGGTCCTTGATCAATCCGATCCTTGCATAAAAAGTGGTTTGGATGAATCCGTAACTGGCGTTAAGGTATCAAAGGCGGGTTCAAATTTACAAATTGATTTACTTGCTACTGGTAGCTATAGTGGAATTTATAGAGTAAATGTAGTAATTCAAGAATCAAGTGGTAATGTTGGTATAACTAAAATAGGCTACGTAATGTCTGGATATAACGCGTCCGGTATCGGCAGTGGAATAATAAATCTTGCATTTGGTTCTGGAGTTTACCCAAGAACAATTCAAGATGGGCAATCTTATAATTATACAGATTTCATGACTGAAGCTGAAGCGTTGAATCAATTAAAAGAGCAGGAAGAAATAAAATACGCATCTTACTTGGAAGATACAACCGAAAATATAGATGAAGATCAGAAATTCAAAAACGATTTGATGATAAACGAAGATTTCGCTGCATTAAATAGTAATCAAGAATCTCCACCAATAAAATCATTTTTATCAAATTTCCCATTGCCTAAAAAAATAATTTCAAAAGATTATTATACAAATTATTTAAATTCTGGAGAAACTTACATCATCACTCCCATATCGGCTTATTCTATTCCTATATTTGTTTATTGCGGCAATGAATCTTTAGCTTTAGGTAGGGCATTCGGAACTCAAGAGGTGAAGCTTATAAATCCAACAGCTCTTGGTTTGCGAATAGATGAAGTGAGTTTTTGCAAAGGAGATTCTGCTTTAGATGACTATCGAGAAGCGGGTGAGGATGTTTATACTGAAAACGGCACCGTGACACGAATCCCAAGTGACGGTATCATAAAAAAAACAAATTATATAGATAAAGAAGCTTGGTTGAATGCTATAAATTATTTTTATACTAAAAACTACGTCAATTCTTTTACTGTATATCCAACTTTAGCAGAGAGTAGTTATTCTGGTTTTTTTGCTGGAGCCTTATCTAAAATTAACCAGGACATAGGTGGACCCAAACAAAATTCAAGTGAAAATTCTTTCTTAACTAATGGTGGGAAAGTGCCGAGAATATTTGTCGAAAGGGAAATCTATACAGAACCTTATAATGAAAGTCAAATTTCAGAATTTAACAGATCATTCACTTCTGGATCTAAGATCGCTATTGGCTCAAAATTAACGACCACACAAAACGACAGACTGTATTGTGTCCAATCCTACGGAGATGTCCCCAATGATCCGAAAAGCTTCTTTCCAGCCCAAAATTACAACGAGAATTTAACATTCGAGAAATTTCTTGAGCACAGCGGCTTATCATACTCTACTGGCGATTCAATCGGTAAATTGCTTTTTAACCCGATTAATGATAAAAAATGCCTTAGAGTAGAATACGCCACCGGATTGAATAGCACGTTTAGTTACAATAGTTACTCTGGAGCTGTGGCTTGGACGGGGCTTAATGGAGCCGCTATCTCAATAGCTAATCAAGATATAAAAAATTACGCATATCATTTATATTCACACACGGGAACTTCAGACCCTTTAACTTTCAACAAGTCGAACATAAAAAACAACGACCCAGCTTCTGTAATTTCAGGAAAAGCGGCTGTATTAAAATTCTCAAAAAAGAATTTTGAAAATGCATTATCTACGGAGTTCGTAGACAATACTTTATTCCAAGCGACATATCCTTCCATAGCAGACACTGGTCTTGCGCTGGTAGACCCCGCTCTAATTAGATTTAATATTCAAATTTATAAATACGAATTAAAACCTAAAAACACGACTCATCAATGGTCTATTTTTAATAAAAATCCAATTAATGACAATAATTATGGCAGTAAAGAATCAGCGGGACTCATTACGCCTCGCTTTTTTGAGGAAACCCCTCTAGAAACTAGAAATTCAAGCGCGGTTCTTTTCAGCTTTCCGAATGGCCCATTTACTTCAAAAAATCACGAAGGCTCTCCAGTTACGACTGCGCATATAACTAGCTTAGAGGAGGGACTTTTCGAGAACAACATAATTGTTACCGAAGAGTCTAAAAATGTTCTTTCTTATGAATCTAATTGTGTTTTAGATTTTGCTCACAACAACAGGCTTGTCAAGCAGCTAGCTCCGACCAATCCCGAGTCGATCACTCTTTCAAAAACAAGAAGATTAAAAGTCACAAAAATTAAATACAATTTTTACACGAAGAACCTCGTAATCATTGGCGACGCCGGTTCTCGTAATTCGATATATAACAACGGCGGATGGAAATACGAGTTGCAATATAAGAAAAAAGATCCTACCGATTTAGTTTGGAAAAAGGTGACTGAAAGCAGGGAATTTTTAATAGATGAAATTTCTTGCAACTTCGGTGTGATACCCTCCGAATACCTCGACTTTAACCAAGGAGTCCATTTTCTATCAATGGTAGCTTTTGAGGTTAATCTACCACTATTCTTAGATGACAACGATTACGAATTTAAGATAGTAAAATATAAAAGACTTGGAATCTCGACCTCGTCGGTGGAGGTTATCAAAAAAACAAATTTTATTCCCATTCAGGCTTCGTGGTCTGGCAACGCTGCATGTCCTCGCTTTGACATTTATCAAAAAGATACTGGAAATAACTTAACGCTGCTAAGGTCAGAACTCGTTTTGAAGACGTCTTCTTATGCTGTCCCCGATGTTAAGCAGAGTTATATTGATATGGGGTTGGCTAATTTTGGATCCCTTAATTATTCTGGATATTACGACATTGTCGTTTCCGGAATCATGCCTTCAACCGCCAAGGTTTCAAGTTCTCTTTCGGGCGAATATGGATTTGAAGTAGGAGATACATCTTCCGATTTAAAAGTTAATAAGATTATTAATCTAAATACTGTTACCACAGCCGTGCTCGTTAGTGGCGTAACGTATTCGCCGATGTTGAATTTTAACAATCCAGAATCAAAGAACTCAACTTTTGAAATCGATCAAAATCATAGCGGTTATTATTTTGTGACGGACTCTGCGACGAGCACGTTAAAGGGAATAACTGGGCAAGCTTTCGAAGCTTACGTAGCAAACACTGGGTCTTTGAGCTGTAGCGTGGGCGGGACAAGCTTAATTAGTGGCTATGTGGCTGCTATTAGCGGAACACTTCCTATAGCAACGTCAGGGCTGCAAGTTTTAGGTTCTGGATCTTTAAGTCTAAATAATATAATTAATAATGATGTAATTTATTTAAAAAATAACTTTACTTTTCTAGATCCTATTGATGGAAAAACGTTTTATTTAATTAATGATTCTGCTTCTAGCATAACGGGACTTTACAACTCCATTAATTACTCTTTCACGGGGGGAAAAACTTTCCGCATGACCAGCGCCGCTTCAGCCTTAACTACGGGTCTAACTTTTTCTAATGTAAACATTCAAGACGATTATATTTACTCTAATGCTGGATTAACAAATTTCGATCATTTAAACTTAACTTTAAGCTCTGCCGTCACAGATCTTCCGGTGTATAATGCGTCTAGAAACTCTTTAAAAATAAACAACGTTACAGTATTAGCTCCCGACTCTTTTAATTTTGTAACGTGGAGTGGCGCTAATACGCCGAGCGGTGCCTTAAAAAATTATTTCGATAGCATAAGAATATACCTTAAGGGAAGCGAAGATAATAATCTTATAACCTTACTAAAAGACGATACAGAAATCATAATCACGAAGTTCCTTAAAGATACTTCTAACGCTTACTACTTCCTAAAAGACGAAGCGGTGAATAGGGATTTAAATATAAAAATAATAAACAGCTCGTCTACAACTTTCATCCCAAGTCAAAAACAAGATTTTAAATTAATAGTAACTAGAGATGCTAATGGAATCAATTTTAAAATAATTTACGCGTCTAAAAACGCAAGCGTTGCTCTGAATGATGATCGAGAGCAACTTATTATACTTAAGGGAGACTCTGCTCAAGAAATAAATTTGAAAGACGCAGGAGATTTGCTATATCAAAATTCTTTTGTTTACTTCGTGAATAAGAGCTCTAAAGACGCAATATTCACATACGGAATAGAAAAAACCGCTCTTTCTCAAAACCAAATTGCAAGAATTTTCTTAAAGGACTCTGAGGCTACAGTTGAAATTTTAACGCAGGCTCGAAGCCATTTCGAATTTACAATAGACCCAGTAACCCACTTAAATTCAACAATTAATATTTTAAATTTAGATTTTTGCGATGCTGAAATTAATTTTCCAGATGTGGTCAACTTTACCGGGCAGGAGACTTTTCTTATTTGCAAAAATAGACTCTTTCCCAATAAGATTGATACTTCAAGCTTAATATGTCCACCTGATTTATTAGACAATTCCAGCACTGACGAGTCAAATGAATTCAAAAATTTAGGTTTGAATTCTATGTTCTTGAATGTCCGCAAACAATCTCAGAACGACACCAGGCCCACCCTTGACAGAGTATGGCTTACAAACCGCATTGGAAATTATGGCAAGCAGAATTTGAATAGCGTCCCTCAAGAAACGACTCCAGATTCACACACGGCTAAAACGGCTAATTATTTTTACGTAAACGAGACAGGATTATCCAACTTTACTTTACGAGATTTTTACAATAGAAAATCAAGCTATGATGGTAAAATATTTTTTCCAAAAATGCAAAAGATAGACATTCAATCTTTTGATGAAAAAAATTCCATTGTAAATTTAGAATCTAGATCTCTGTCTTTTGATTACGATCCTGATGGAGATATAAACGGTAGATTAGAGGTTTTGAAAACGTCAGACGAAAGCGTCCTGAGTTACGAAAGTGAAAAGGGGTCTACAGCTATTACTTTCAGCACGGTTTTAGAAATGGAGCAGATCTGTGCGAATTTCGCTTACGACTCCGTTTTCGAAGACACTACAAATAAAACTCTGGCAAAAAACAGGCTAGTGAGAAATGGCAGCTCCTCCACTGCTATTTTTCCAATTTATAACAAAGATGAATTTTTCATAGCAAAGACAATAGCTGACGACACTAGGACTGATGTTAAAAATATTTATTATATAATTTTGGGATCCGAAACTGATGTAGATGCTATTATCATTCCAGACGCTTTCGGAGAAACTGATATAGTTATTAAGAATAGCTCTTCTAGATCTTATCCTATAAAGACTCTGAGCGACTCTGCAATTACGATGATATTGCCCAACCAGCAAATTCAATTATCGTATACCAGCTCTTGGGCTTTTGCTAGCAATACTGACAATGCTGATAATTCTTCCGACTGGAGGGTTATTAGATTTTCTAATCAAGACTTGGAAATTGATTCTGATCATCCGCTGAAACTTATTTACCCTGATAAAAATAATGAAATTGATACTGATGAATTTTTAGACAAATTCATTGGTAATTCTTTGATAGCTGGGCTTAACACATACCAAATCATTGATGTGGATTCAGCATCTACCATAACCCCAAGCGTAGCATTAAGAATATATTGCTACGGAAGAAAAGCCAAAACTCAAGTAGCTTTAGCAGGGCGGCCTTATTTTGTTAATGCTTTTTATTTATATGCAGATTTCGAAGGTGAAATAGTAAAAAGAAACGAATTTTATTTCCAAGGATCAGTCAAGCCACTAACAGTGATCGAGAGACAGCATGAGGATCTCTTAAAATATTCCTGGAATCAGACTTACATTAGTATTCCAGACGTGATTTTTATTCCTATAACTTCTCAATTGATGACTTATTATTTACCTAATCTGTCTCAGCCTTTAGTTGAGGGCGGGGAAATTCTTGGCGAAACCATTCATAACAAAAAAATTATTTTTGTTAATTTGGTTAGAGCCAACTCCTCGACGCCGAATCAGGTGGTAAATTATTCAGACGCATCGACGGAAAATCTTTTAAATATTGATTCATTACTTGTTTATCAAGCGTCAAAAAGCAATAATGAGCCGATAACTTATTTTTGGACGGAGCTGACCGAGGACAAGCCCGTCGTCAAAACAGTTTATCCGACTTTGAAAGGTGTCGAGGGAGTGAGTGACACGTCTGATTCAATATACACTAATGGAAATGAAATTGTTTATCTTTCTAATTTTGATCAATTTTACATTAGCAAAAATAGCTTCAAGAGTAATACGTATGAAAATTTTTATCTTTACAATTCTTGTGGTTACTCAATTCGTATAAAAGAAAGTGGCAAAAAAGATTTAATTTTCCATGATTTAGCCAAGTTCTCAAAAATATCGATAGATCAAAATGGAACTTTTAAAAAAACAAATATCGCAATTGGTGGATTACCATCGCTCATCGCGACGACAGATGGCGAAGAAATAAAAAAGAAATTAAAAAGCGGAACAATCGTAAAACTTATAACAGCAGAAACAATAGTATACAAATACAATCAAGTCGGAACACCCGTAAAAATCGACATCAAAAACATATGCACATTAGACTTATTCGACTTAAAAGAATACGCTCCTAATGATAAATTGTTTATTTACGGATCTTCTAGAGTCAACGAGGCTGGATTATCTTTTGTCCCTTACGATCTAACGTTGTTGAAGGTAGACGAACTACCTGATCAAAAATTTTACATTCATAACGCCTACAGCTCTTTTTTAACAATATTTATCAACGGGCTAACCTTCACACTCGCCGTTGGAAGAACTTTAGAAATTTCTAAAGATGGCATTTCTTACATGGAAAGCCATTCCAAAGGAACGTTTTATATAAGCACTAAAGTCACAAATAAAAATTATCTATCAAAATCAAAAATAAATATTTTCGCCGACGCTCTGTTCGATCACGACTTTGATAAAGGAAAGTATGTCGATAGAATCAGCTCTCAATCTAATACATTAGTTAACGTTGCAATTTCCCTGCTCCAAGATAGTGGCGGACCTCCTGATATTTATGCGAATTTTTTTGGATATAATGCTCTCTATAATGACGGTGACAATAAAAAAATTACTTATTTAATATCCAATAACGAGCAGTTAATAAATCAAAAAATTGGCATTCTTAATATCCGAAAACCTTTGATAAGCGTCTCAAATGCTGGTCATTATATTGTAAATGATAATATTAATGATATTTCTGTCAATGTCGGTTCTGAGATATTTTTAGTTAATAATTCGGCGAAAGATGTCTCTGTAAAGTTAAGCTCTGGGCAAAGTCTGCCGCCAACATTATTTAGAAATACAGTTTTAGTTATAAATTCTTCTGGTGGAATTAGATATTTGAAGAAAGCGAAAAGAAGAGACGAATTCTATTGCGTTTTCAATCCAAAAACAATGATTTCCATAACCGACAGCGTATCTAAGAACAAAATAATAAATAGAACTAAAGATATTTTACCAATTTTCTACAGCTTCTCTAGTGAGTCTCCGCAGTCTTCTTACGTTAAGCTTTTAGATAAAACTGGCCAGAGTCGCTTCGTGCGTTTATCGATAAGGGATTACTACAATGGAATAGATATCCCCACAGACTCTCCAGAAAATATATTAGCTTACGAGGTTGGCATAGGTCATGAAGTTATTTATAAATTTTTATTTTTCGATCCTTCAGAATTAATTTACACATTACCCGGAATTGAGAACGGTTCAACCTACATAGTCGAAGCGGACACAAATTTATTTTACAATTTAACAAATATCAATGGAAATCTTTTCACGAAGGTAACAGAAGATCCATATGTTAAATATAACGGCAAAGAATATAGAGATGGTGAAACTTTTATTGGTGTATCTGTAAGTAATTACGAAATAAAATATCCAAATTATGTAAAAGTAGCCAAAATAATACAAAAATTAGAAAAAACATTCGATAAATTTGAAGGACAACCAGATGAGACAATAGACCCCGAAATAACAAAAGAAGTGGTAGATAAGCCTAAAGAGGGATTAGCTCTTAAGGAAGCTATATTTGATCGTAAATTTGGGCTTAGGGCGGAGTTAGGTGGCGTAGAATATTGGCTACCGACAAACACCTCCGCTTTTTGGCAAGATTCGGATTTCGAAAAAGACATTTTTACGATCACAGAAGTTTTCCCATTAAAGAGTAAGTCTATAACCACTAAAGACGGACAGTATGTATCTTTCGTAGAGTGCTCGATGAAAAAGACTAATCTCAGGGAGGTTATAAGTCAATGGTCCATAACTCACAATTCGGCGCTACAATTTAAATATCCAGTCTTAAACCCAGGATCTTTAGTAATTGGAATAGGGAATGATTGGAAGCCCGAACATCGACAAGGACTCATCAACCAAACCGTAGAGGACTATAATAATGTTGAGACTTTACTAGAACCAATTCCTGAAGCGAGGCTTGCGCAACAAGCACCTAGTGTTAATTATTTGGATATTTTTATTACTATAGAAAAACTAAAACCTATGCCAACCGTCGAATTTGAAGATTTCTCCGAGTCTGAAATCATTAAACTGTTAAACGGAAAAGAGATTGTGGAGGAAGATCCGATAGTGGAGGAAGATGCAATAGTGGAGGCAGAAGGTGAGTAGTAATCTTACAAAATCTGTTTATGTGAAGGCTAAGTTTATTAATTATGACCCAACCGGAGTTGAATCTTTCAATAATACAGGATCAGCACTCGTATTCCAAAAAAATTCATTACAACTTATTAGCTCAGACGCATTCTCTCAGGAAGCGGACTATACAGACTCCTCTAGTGCTTTTTATGATAATTTAATTAACTTAAATTTTGATTTAACGAGTCTTGAAAATCAGCCTTACGCTAGCGACGTAGACCTTAGTAGAATTTATATTAATTTAGAGCGCAATGAAAATTCTTGTATTGATCGAAACGACCCTTTGGGTGGGCTAATAGACAAGAGGCCATCACGAACTGGAACCGCTACTATAAGCAATCCAGGAGGAGGATTAAACCAATCAACTCTAGAGTATTGGATCAGAGAATACGAAGGAATACTTTACGAATATCACTCTTATAAATTAGCAAATTTACCAACAAGCGTTGATGCAAATTTTAACTCATCCACATTCCCATCCAACGTATTACATATTGCATATCGTAAATGTCTTGTATCTTCTTTTCGCTTTAAGAAAAAAGATTCTGTTGAGGTCGCCTTTTATAGAAATTTAATAGTAATAGAAAATCGCCAAAGAGAATACACTGAAAGTTTTGCTGATAATTTTTACTATAGTGGGGTCGATCAAAAATATTATTTGAACGCAGGGAAAGAAGAACTACGTATGGAAATTTGCACCAATTTCTTTCCGACCTTAGCGCTGAATGACGGTAAAGTTATTCATGGCAAAGTAATTAAAAATCTTATCCAGAATTCGGATCCTGATTTAGAAGACCTTACAGAGTTAGTCTCAGAAGATTTCTACCCTGATTTATGCGACAGCGAAGGTTACGTTGCTCTTCTGAATACGATGTCTTGCCATCCGTTGGATATTGGATTTGTTTTGGTGAATTACCAAGGCACTCATTATTCTTTTTTTGACCAATTAGTCTGCCCCATAAAGGGAACTGCTAAAACTGTAATGGTGGTAATAAGGCTAGCTCATGTTAATCCTTTAGTTTTTTATAAAGATTTCTCTGCCGAAACTGTCCCTGTAGACATCTACGCCTATAACTTTAGGAACATCGATTACGTAAACGTTAACCAAATTTACACATCTTTCATAAGTAATGGATCGGTTCAGTCGGCAACTACAATTTATAAAGCTCAAGCGTTGGATCTATCGAAATACTTAGCTGTGACACTCGATACGAGCAATCGATTTGATGAAAAAGTGACTGGCTTTACATTCGCGTTTAAAGTTTACAAAGTCACGGCTACTGATGTCGATGCTTTGGATTACTTTTTAGACATTCCGATAACAGCAAAAAAACCAAAAATTATAAGTCTACACGGCGGCGGAATAAACGGCGGCGGATACGACAAACTTTTTATAGTTACAGATTACGCGACTCGAATAGTTTATTACTTTAACGACCTCTCTTCCGGCGGGACTAGCGTAGATGTAACAGATACAACAGACGGCACAAGTCAGCGAACTGAAATAAGTCTTGTTGGTAAAAGTGGAATTTTATATTTTACAGTTTATAATTATTTCCACAATTTCAATGGAGCATATTCGGAAAGTAGAAGTTTTGAAATAACTAGCCCCCCCGTTATTCCTATTTTTCAATTCAGGGTGTATAGAAATGGAATTCTTTTCAACTTTAGAGACGAGGGGGGTAATATTATTTCTTTTATAGAGGGCTCCAATTATACGCAAGATAGCTTCGGCAATTATTTAGTAGCGTCGGATTATTTAGATGTTACTTATGGATTTAAATTAACTTTTACTTTGCCAACTGAATATTCCGAAATGTGGTTAAAAATTGGAAGTTTGGATGCTAGAAAAATAACAAGCGCAGAAATACTTACTTTTAATAAAGCAGACTTATATAAATTATTAGACTCAAATGGGAAAATTGAAATAGTAGCTTTATTGCAAAATAAAACTCCATTTATTATTCCTTTTACTTTTTTTAATTACACCGACGACGTGCTCCTTAATGGGAGCGTAACACAGCAATTGAAGGCGGTCCTTGGCACTTTAAACCCGTCTGCCACATTTTCTTTCAATTACGACCACGCTAGCGAAATAGAATATAGAATAGTAAATGAATCAAATACTGTTTTGTATGGTCCGATATCGCAGGCAGTGACGTATTCAACGACTTCAGAGCTAAAAGATGTGCAAACTAGTAAATTTTCGACTTCAAATGGCTGGAGTAGTTTAACTGCAATTATTCGCATCATAAATCGACGGAGCATTTACCCACATAACAAAGCTTACTTACAAATATCAACAGCTAGTTTTGCAAATACTTTTGGAATGTTGAGCAGGACTAAGTCTGCTGAAGTTGAATTTTATTCAGATTCGGCGAAAGCTATCGTCCCAACAATCGTCAACCGAGGGGAAAAGGTTTATGCATTTTTGCAGTTGTATGATTTTGATAACTCGAAGATTCTTGTTGATGATTATCTGACGTATATATCAAAGTTTATTCCTCCAAAGTTTGAACTAATAGAGTCTGCTGATAATAACTTAGATTTAGAAGGTGTAACTTTAGTTAGAGATAATGATTATTTTTATTATTTTACTGTAAATGCTGATAGTCCATTTGATGATTTAAATTTAGTCTTAAAAGTTTCATTTGAGTCGATAATATGAAAATTGAAGTTAAGGGAGAAATTGGCGTTAGCAAAGGCCAACCGCAACAGGAAATTGGTTCGAATCCTCCTGTAATTATTCAATTTTATTACGTTCAAGATCTTGCGGATCTTAATAAATTTAGCATTGCTTTTTCTGCTAGTAATTACTCGACGTTAAGTTTAATACAAACGATTAATGGCATATCAACGTCTATCGACGTGTCTACACAAAATGAATGGTCCGGTATTAGGGATCAAAAGTTCGATACAGTATTTCAACTCAAAGCGAAGAATAGTGGATACATCATGGCGTCTTCGGTAAAAATCACTGTCAGACGCGAAATAATACCAACGCATGCAGAAACAGTTCCGGTAACCGCGTCTTTCGTCGTTTCTCGAGTGGCTGATTCGTCAAGTGGTATTGTCGCAATCGTTACGATAGATAAATCAAAACAAGTGGAAGAGTTCGAGATTAGGCGTTTGGATGAAATTAAACTTTACTATCGAAAACAAGGGTCTGAAAGTTGGGAAGTTTTCTTAATAAGCACTGCCAATCCAAAACTTACTTTAGTAGGCGGAGAGATAAGTAAATATGATTTTGAATTAAGCGGAGTAAATATCAAAAGAGATTTCATTGGCGGAGTTTTTGATTTTTATGTTGAAATTATATTTAAACAATTTGGGAGCCTCAGTCTTGAGATACAAGACCTACTTTTCGAAAACATACAAATAAGACCTTCAAAAAAAGGAACTCAAACTTTTCCAGAAGCTGAGATTGTAGATAATGAAAATCCAGCAGGATTAAGATACGAAATTAAAACAAAATTTTCCGAAGAGTTCGTCATTGCAGGCAATTCTAAAGATAAGCATGGCTTGCCTAAAACCTTCAATGAAAAAAATCAGTTTTTTTTAAACGCGGAGGAGGTCGCCGGACTAACACCAGGCACGCTTTTTCATTACACATCCGTAGAGAAAGAAGGAGAAACTAAAGGAGAAACTAAAGGATATATGTTTCCGGCTTGCGTCTCTGAAATTCTTCCATGTATTTTATTTTCTAGACTAGACGGATCTGACAATCAAAAAAATAAATTAGTTGTTTTGTTTTGGAAAATTAATGATGATTTTTTTAATTATAGTTTTTTATCAGGCCAAGTAAGCGTAAGAACAGATTTACTGGTGGTAAAAGTACAATACAAAAATTCAGGAACATATGCAGATTTAACAAAAGAAATTACCTTGACTCAAGAAGAGCACTATAATCCTGAAGATAATCTGTTTGTGCTTGGGATTCTTTATGACGATGCTGTTTCTGCTGATTTATTTAATCAAGTAAAAGAAAGCGACAACTATTCAGACAACTTAAGGATATTGATCGTAAAGCATGAAGTTTATTGCTCAACCTCTAACGGTCCAAATCTGCCAGGTCTTTTTTCATTTGATAAATTATTAATACCTCATGAATGGAAATATATTTGCTACGATAAATTTTTAGGTAAAAATGCCGCAGCGAGAATTGACGAAAACAAACTGTCTCTTGGCTTGGACAGCCCCTATTTAAGAGGAATAAGACTGCCCGAAAAAGGTTTTGCTTGTTTTGATAAGTTGACAGACGTATTAACTTATGAAAGTTTCATAAATGTTATTGCGCAGGAGCGGTCTGATTTGTCTATTTTTTATAAATTAAGTTCGGTAGTTGAGGTTTTTTATTCTGACCCCGTTTTGCAGGGCACAATTAATTCAATAGAATTACCAAAAATACCTGACGACGTATTCTTAATTCCTCCAGATTTAGAAATAAGTGATCCAAATTTAATAAAATCAGGAATAGGTTCTGAAAAAGCCCAAGGCATTGTCAAACTAAATGAATACGGTAAGATATCGTCAGTTGAGCTAAGTGTTGTAGGTCAAGGATACTCTCAATACAAAACAATACAAATTAAAAGAGAGCAATCTGAATCTGACATAATTCCAATCGTATTGATGGATTACGTTATCTCAAGTAAAAATTTAAACATAAATAAACAATTTTTAAATATCAAAAACTTATCTTTTGATAGGGTTAATTTAAAAGCCTCGTTAAATTTTGGAGTTAGATTATCTAGCGTATCAGAAGATATTAAAAAAGCAAGTATCTCCGCAAGCCAACAACTGAAAATAGACAAATATTTACAAAATAATCCTATTGAGAATGCCGAAGTGGAAAATAATTCAGTCCTTCCTTACATTACGACGCCTAATCAAGTAGCAGCTAATGCTATAAAATCTTTAGATGCTACTTGGGATATTATTCTAAAACTTTATTCCGAAAACATTTCAAGTCTATACGACGAGCTAACGATTTATAATCAAGACCTGAATCTTGAAGTTAGCGAATTCCAAGATTCCGGAGACTCTTCCTTGGTCGAGTCGTCTCAAGACGCATCTTCGATCACTGTCGTGCCCACTAACTTATCCGTCACTGATTATTCCGCTTTTGCTTTGGTTGATTTAGAAATAATTCCTGACGGAAGTCCAGCAGTGTCAATTACGAGTAAAACTAAAGGGACGCCTTGGCTCACGATTTTACCGATGTCGGAAAGAGCTGACGGAACAATTGGTTACGGAGCTTTACCAAATATGGCTCCGAGAGCTGAGATGTTTAATAGATTAGCCATCGGAGTAAATCACTTAAATAAGGTTAGATTAATTGTCCCTCAAGTTCTTAGAGTTAAGACGTCACAAAATGAAACTTGTTATTTCAAACCGGATCCTAATTATTATGAAAGCAAAGCTTCAACCTTCTCGGAAGGAGGAAAATATTCTCATTCGACAAGCTCATCTACGGATGGTCTAGTTAATACGAGAGCTAATATTCAAGTCTCCGCTGCCCAGACTGTTGGTAGAGGGTATGTAAGAGAGTCGGCTACTATACCAAGGGGTGTTTATATTCAATCTTGTAAAAGTTCAGCTAGTTTTACAGTCACTTCTCAAATTCACCCTCTCTTTCACCAGATAATCTCGAATTTAAATTTAGGAAGACCAGCCGCAGAAAAATCTCCCTTTTTAATTATGACGGAGATTGGTTCTTGCGGAACGACAAATGCCGAGGTCGAAAATGGTCACCCTGTCATCTACTGCGCCCCAGAGCCCGGTCCATACGGACGTCGCGCCGACGATACGTCGAGCGCTTACGCAATTACACAATCAACTTTGCCCGACCAAATTGCAAGTAGAACATTTAGCACTGAGGTTGGCGTGGCGCAAGGAACCCTCGAGGCAAATGGAGCTGCTAACGTATATAATCGCTTTAATGGAAGGTTTCGCGGCGAAGAACAGTTTTGCGGTCCATCGTGCTCGTCGTATAAATCGGTTACAATTTCTCCGCAACTAGCTGGGTTTTACCCACAAATTATTCAAGTATGACGGTAAGTAAAAATTTTGCAAATCTATTTAGAGAAGGGCTTAAAGTGTCCAAAAACCTATCGAATACAGTTAGGAAAGCTGCGTCGAATACGATTCAGGCGAAAGTCTCGGTCTCAGAAGAAAAGAGGGTAACCGAAAGACTTGCAATTTGCGAGAAGTGCCCTTCTTTAATAAAACCATCCAAAAGATGTGCTGAATGCGGTTGCTTCGTCTCCGCAAAAACTCAATTCGAATTCGAGGAATGTCCGCTCGGGAAGTGGTGATCAAGGGTTCTTCGCGGACTTCTTAAGTCGGTCAATTAGTTCAAAGATTTTTGGTTTCGGAATGTCGCCCAGGTTGACGATTTCTTCTGCTTTTTCGTATTTTTCTTTGAGCAATTTCTTTTTAATTGAGTCTAGCGACACACCCTTTTCTCTCATCAGAGATGCCAGAACGGCAGCTGGGGAAACTGGATTTTCTGGAGTTAAGTCTTCAACAACTTTTGCGCCAATCTCTTCTTGACTGACGATGTTAATCTTTAAGAAGTTCCTGACGCACCGGACAAACGCTCTATTTTCGGCTGTGGCCGCTAAATAAATCCTAGCAAAGCTCTGAGTGTTCTCTAAAGAAGCGTCAGCTAAAGACTGGAAAGAAACGGGAACACCATCAGTCTCGTAATTGCCGATCCAATGGATGGAACACGAAGCCATAACATACGCACTCGAAGATGAGTTCACCGAATAACCAACGGAGGTGAATCCGCGAATTTGAGCAAGTTCCTTAATGCCCCCGAGAAGGATTAGCAGATCCTTATCTTCTAGTTTGGAAATGTCGGTCTCTTGAGTCCTTTGCTTGTTTGGAACGAGGAACTCGGGTCTGACCATTTTGCGCCAATTAACCGACCCATCTTCGTTATACACGTAAGGAATAGGTGGCTCGGAAAGAAGACCGAATTCGTTTCTTTTAAAAATCTTTAGTGGAACGCTACTCATATTTTAATATTAGTCACAACTGTTCTGACGTCAAGAAATAAAAATAATCAGAATCCTCCTTAAAAGACTCGTTTATCACGGGAGGCAAAGAAAAAGCTTCAACCCTAACGTCGGGGCAGCTTAAATTCATCCTAGCGTGCCATTTACTTGGATAAGTTTTTTCATTCTTTATTGTAATTTTATTAGATTTGAAAACAACTTTAGATAAATCAAGACCATCTAAGAATTTCATATCTGAAAAACTTAATTTATTTATTTTTCTATGATTTATGTATTTTATTTTTTCTTTATTGAGATCGTCCTCCTCGAGAGCGGTTAAGATTTCGTAATTAAATTTTAAATTTTCTAGTTCTTTTACGAAACTATTGTCTGAATTTTTTTCTACTTTGAAATAGATTTTTTTAATTTGACTTCGGTATTTTGTTAGTATGTTTTTATTTATGGGCTTGTTTGTGACGATGGAAACTTTTGCTATATTTAATTGCTTTTCTAGATGAACTTCTGAGAAAAACTCATCCATTCTAACGATAATTTCGTCTGTCCGACCATCCGTAATAGAGAAGGAGCAATTGGGGATCAATTCTAAAGTTTGCGTCGCATACATCTTCCCAATAGACAGAGTGTTTTGGAACTCGACGTCTTTATCAAAAAACAATTTAATAATCTTTTGAGCTATGAATTCTGGTCGGATGTTGTTAATTTTAATTCCGGTTGGGTTTACGAAATTTTTAAAAACTTTAGACGAATGGATCGTTTGAGCCTCGGAACACAAAGTATTATCTAAAGAGTAGTCGGTTTTTATAAAGCATTGATTAACATTGCTTTCCGAACAGATCAAAGAATACAATTTAGAAGATCCGCAAAAAAACTTCGCTCTTTTTAATATGTAAGCTTTTTCACTCAAAGACGCTGAATTGTTAATATAAGTATGTTTAAAATGGTAATTTTTATTTTCTACGAAATGAACTATTTTTATATTTTCCTTATCGAAGAACGGCTCGATCAATTCAATAACCCTAAACCAAAATACGTAATGAAGATTTCCTTCCAAAGATTGAGTGTCTAAGACGATATAGTTATCAAAATCTAAAGGATAAAATTTATCATATATAAACGATTTACCCGGAGTAACGTTAGTTGTGATGCTGAAAGATTTTAATAAGTTCATTTGATAAAAAGAGAATGCCCGTTTCTGATAGAAAAATTATCCAAGCAATAAGACTCATAGAAATTCTCCTGAAGGAATTGCCCTTCTTGGAACTCTCTGACTGGAAGAAGTGCGGCTTCTATGTTCGAGTTTCCTAAGAATAAGGGTAAGCAGGCCTCGTTCGACGCCGCAAAGATTTTTTTATTTGGATATTTGTTTTTGATGGAGTCTATAATTTTTGTTGCTAAGAATGCATTTTCTAGAGAAGAATCTATAGATACAAAAATACGGTCTTCGGGAATAGTGTTTGCAAATAAATCTTTGATTCTAAATGGTTTGTCATTTTGTTTGCGCGTGTCTTTTTGATTTTCAGTGCTGGCGACTTGTCTAAAGTAGTTTTCTATATCAGACCTGGGGACGCCAATTCTTAATTTTTCAATCCAGTGAATTAACCCTTCGTCATTATCAGAAACATTTCTTATTAAAATCAAAGAATATAAAGACTTCACCCATAAAACATTGTCATCTAAGGGGTAAATGATAGCGTTGGGATTGTTTTGAGCTGATAAATTGAGATCATCTGGATTGTAATTAGAAAACTCACAAGAGTCTAAAAACTCTTCAATTCTTCCTCCGATTACAGAAGTCGAAAAATTATTAATCGTCCATTTTCGAGCCTGCCTTCCGAGCTTCTCTCTTTCTGCTTTGTCCATTTTCCACACAAGCTCAAGACTTTTGACTATAGATTTTGGACAAGTAGAAGCTTTTATGAATTCCGTGCCGAACTCTCGATACTCACTCCACTCCAATGGAATAGAGGCGGCTTCCGGCTCACACATCTCTTGGCCGCAACTATAGTTAGTAACCAAAGTAATTAAGCCTGTTAACTTAGCTTCTTGAATTGGGATCTCTTGTCCGCCGCTTGTAAAAGGATGACAATACACATCCATCAAATTGTAGACTTCATTTAGTTGGGCTTCTGAGATTCCGAAACTTGTTGACGTTGTGACGCTGCTATTTCTACTTTGGCAACTTACGCAAGGAGCTTCTACGCCTTGAAAATTTTTAATTTCATATCCGCTACAGCTCCTACAAGCGTAAGTAGTAAGAATGTCTTTTAAATCAACGCCGGACTCGGCACACAACTTAGGAATGTTCCAGCCTTCTTGCCAGCTAGTGTGAAGTAAAAGTTTTGGAGAACGGTTCGGGTTGGAATCTTTAAATATTTTAAATCCTTGAAGAAGATTTGGAACAGACTTCCTCAACTGATTCCTGAAAACGTATCCTATAATGAAATCATTTTCTGATATGTTATTTTGTTTTCTTAATTTAGTTTTTTGTTCTTGAGAAAAGATTTTAAAATCAGAAACCTCAACTGCTCCATGCAGAGTCTTTACTTGAGCATGTCCAAGTCTGTGCATTTCTTTTGTTGCAAAATTGGACCATATCCAATAGTTTTTAATTTTTGGAGCTTCTGAAACAGCATTTGGTAGAAGAGGTAAGGAGTCTAGAGTTGTCCAAATGACAGAGGTGATTTTATTAAACCAAGGTTTACTTATGGTATAATCGAGGCCCCAAAAATCTTGCACGCCTATGTATACATCTGGTTTTTCAGCCTCGATGATTCTGTCAATCTCAAAAGCTCCATAGCCATACATTCTTCCTCTGTCTGGGTTGCTATTGCAGTCTTGAGCCTCTGGTCCCGAATTTGGAACAGTGCCATAACTTTTCCATGGGGTTCTCTCCAACTCTGGGTGAGACTTAGTTATCCCCCCACTCAAAGCCACTAGGTCGTATTTATCGGTCTTATGTAGATAAGAAAGAATGGCTTTAGTATTCCTACCGAAGCCAGTCTTAGATAACGCAAAATCAGAATGAAATAGAACTTTTTTCTTTTTTACCATAGATCAGAGTCGTCAGGACTAGTAGCAGCCTCTTTAGGAGTTTCCTTTTTAGGAGTAACCTTCTGATTAGGCTGGGAATATCCCTGAGCGCTCTTATTATCTTGATCTTGAATAGATTTTTCAAAAATTTTAGTGAGAGAAAGTTTGAGAAAAAATTCTAACTTTACAGCCTCGCCAAAAGTGAAACCCATGATAAAAGAAGCTTTATCTTGAGAGTCTTCTTTGCTTTCCTTATTGACAGCTAGGGAGTATCCAACTTGACTTCTTGAATTTGGATCGTCCTTACTTGGCCTTAGGTAAGGAGAGAACTTCATCTTTGTAATCTGTTTTTGAGATTCATGAAAGCAGTTCAGTTCACTGTCGCGACGCATTGCAGAAATCAGATCTCCAACTTCAGTCGCGTTAATCTTCATTGAGCAAACGGCTTTTGGATTTGTCGATTGAGAAGAAAAGGTTCCCGTCTTCTTCTCGTCGTTCCAAGTCGCTTGCTTAATAAAGTTGAGATAAATACAATCGTCCTTTAGAGAGAGCTTAAAGGAACATGCGGAACCTGTAACTTTCGGATTTGCTTTGTAAAATTGAATCATATTAATGTAAAGTTTGATCTAAATCGGGTCATTGTCAACATTTTTTTCTTTCAAGTCTGATAGTTTCGTGTAAATTTTAAGGGTTTGAGTAGCTATGGTTTCTGCGAACAGACAATCCGTTTTCTTTGTTCCTTTGACTATGACGATGTCACCTTCTTGAGGGAGAGTTCCGTTATTTAAATCTTTATTCTCATCTATTCTATCGTTGAAAGACAAAACTGGGATGGTTCCGAATTCGTCAGATACAATCATTTTAAAGGTTCTTGTTTTCTTTGCGTTCCTAGACACCCACTCTGAAGCTTCTTGAACTCTTCCGATAATGTAAACAGACGAGCCTTCGCGCAAATTACCTACTTCGATTAGGGATTGCAAATTAGGAATTTTAGAAATAAATATATCTTTTAAGGATTTATTGTAAGTGTATCCTAGTAATTGATTCTCATAATACCAGTTGGCAAAGCTTTCTGATTTATTGTTCTGTTGATAGATTTTTAAATATGGATCGTAATTTCTTCTTATAGTGTCTAATCTTGAAGCTTTTATTAATAACTTTTCATTTTCATTTTTAGTTACCGAGAGCTTTTTTACTGTTCTGAGTAAATCAAGTTCACATTCTGAGGCGTATTGCTTGCTTAGGATTTTCTCTTTTACTGTTAAGACATTCCAGAGTTGAGCCTCTAAGACGACTCGGCTTCTAGAGTCGGAGAATCCGTCTAAAGCTCCGGCTTGGATTAGCGCAGACAAGACTCCGATAGAAATCCCAGCCTGCTTTGCCGCTTCAAAGACTTCGAACTTATCCGAGTTCTCCGTCTTAAAGTTCTTTAACTTTTCCATCGTTTTTTCTGAGATGCCTTTGATTGAAGACAGCCCAAACCTAATGTCATTCCCTTGAATTGAAAAATCTGTATCTGATTTTAAGATATGAGGTCCGAGAAGGGTTATTCCAAAATGTCTTAGTTCTTTTTGAATTTTAGAGACCTCTACTAATGGCGCTGGTTCGTGCCTAGTCATTTCCAACAAAGCTAAGAAAAACTGCTTTGGGTATTTAAATTTAAGATAAATAGTGCAAGCCGCTAAAGCCGCATAACTAACGGAATGTGATTTATTAAACGAATAATTTGCTGAGTTCTCAAGGATCCTCCACAATACGTCGCCTATTTCAGGATTTAATTTATTTTCTTTAATCTTCTCTGCGATTTTCTCTTTCCAAACTTTGACTTCTTCGACTTTCTTTTTCCCGACAATTCGGCGTAGCACCTCTGCTTCGTCAAGGGTAAAACCTATTTTGTGAGCCATTTGCATCAACGTTTCCTGATACAAACACACACCCCCAGTGTTTCCGACGATGTCGTCGAAGAAAGGGTGGACGCTATCACGGGTGCCAGTCGTTGTAAAATTAGCATATTGATCTACGAACTCTAAAGCTCCGGGTCTAGCTAAAGCTAAAACGCCACTTAATTCATCTAGGTTTTTAGGTTTAACCTTCTTACAAACTTTAAAGTTGGTATCAGCTTCAATTTGGAATATTCCGTGCGGAGTTTTAAGGTCTTGCAACTGCTGGTAAATCATCGGGTCGGTAAAGTCTATGTCTTCGACTTTAATGCCGACAAGCGAACAAACTCTGTGAACGATAGAAACGCTCCTCAGCCCGAGAAGGTCGAGTTTAACGTTTGAGATCGAAACCCAGTTCATGTCGTAACTAGAGACCTGTTCTTTGTCGGTGGTAAGTTCGGTAGGACAGCCTTGTTCAATCGGGAGGTATGAAAGCATCATTCCGGAAGGATGAACGCTCTTATTCTTGATTAGACCCCTCAGCTTCAAAGCTGTTTGGTAAGACCTTGGATTCTTATCGCACCATCTTTGGAAATCAGCTACTTCAACATACGTCTCTTTCAGGTCTTTAATCTGCCCGAAAGTCTTTGGAATTAAAGAAGTAATCTCGTTCATCTCAGACTCCGGCCTCTCGTCGATAATCTTACCACACTCTTTTATGAGGATTTTTCCGCTCAAAGTCGTCAGAGTTAATATCTTAGAAGTCTTTCCAAGGAAGGACTCGTCTAAGAATTTAATAACCCTTTGCCGATTATAGTAGCAGATGTCGATGTCAACGTCGCACATCAAAGATCCATCTAAATAAGTAATCCCATCTACTATTTGCTTTTTGGCTCGGATTTTAGAAATAAAACGTTCAAAAAATAAATCATATTTAATAGGATCTACTCTTGTGACTCGAAGCAAATAAAGAATCAAGCTGCCCGCCGCAGATCCCCTTCCTGGCCCAACTGGAATAGAGTTCTCTTCGCAAAAATTAATAACAGTCCAAACTAAAAGAATATAATCAAGAAATCCTAAATCTTTTACCGCATCTAGTTCGTATTTTATTCTTGTTGTGTATTTGCCGCGTTCTTCTTGTGGTATTTTTAATTTCTTAAAATTAGTTCTGCAAACTTGAATCAAAAAATCATAATTTGTTGCAGAGTCTGGTAAATCGTATTTCTTCTTCAATCGGCTCTCGATGCTGAATTCGGGAAGCCTTACTCCGTGAAGGGGAATTTTTAAGTCTTCAAAAAAGGAATCAAAATCACTCATATATCTATTTGGAATTTAATCTTATTCCACACTTTAAGGTTTAACTCTAAATCAACAATTGCATTATGCAAGTTGTCGTAATCATGTTCTATGCTATAATCTTTGCCTAGGGCTTGTAAATTTGTTTTAATGCCTTTCCTGCGGGTGTGTGATAATTTATATTGATATTCTATTAATGGTTCATTCTCCATTTTCTGAATACCATATTTAAGGCCTTTAGCTAAGCAATTCGTGTCTATGAATTTATGAACCAAGTGATTCATCCTTTTGCCTTTCAGGGCATACATTTCTTTAATTAAATAAATATCAAACTGAAGAGTATTATGCCCAAGGATATAGTCGCTGGATTCGAGCCAGTTTTCAATCTCAGGGAAGACGTCTTCGAATTTCTTGCCATGACTTAGAATTTTTGCTTCTGGATAGTTTGTAATTCGCTTTGCTTCTTCAGATATCTTCAGCTCGGTGTCCCATTTTATGAGGAAGTCTCTTTCGTCAGTCTTACGTCCTCCTACTGTTTTAATCATTGCGACTTGCCAAGGAAGGTTCTGGCAAAAATTCAAACATAGATTTAGAGTTTCGCAATCGATAAAGACAAGACTTTTGGTTTTATCAAACCTCATTAATTCTTCAGACATATTTTTCCTTAAATGATTCAGCGCAAAATTCGTTTGAAGAGCAGTGATCTAAGTTGGGTTTGTTTAAAGTCGTCCTTTGGGAAATGCACCTGAAAGTGAGATAGGCTACAAAGTCAGCCTTATTTTCGTAATAGATTGATTGAGTCTTTACAATTTTAGAATTCGATCCGGCAGACTCTTTAATTCGGCGATTCAAAATAGAATCAAATGGCAAATTATTATCTTCAGAAAGAAAAATGGGATCGCAGAAGCTGAAGTCGGGAACGCAAACTCCGTAAGTTAGATTATTCTTAAAAATATAAGAATCGTAAAACGGAATAGCAAGCAGTAAATTTTTGTTATTCCACAGGTCTTTGAGCACTTTGGAGTCTACCCTTGGGTAGTAGTAGAAACCTTGCGAGCAAGCAGCGGTAGAAATTTTGATAAGATCTGTATATCCGTCCGTATTCTTAATAAAGATAACGATCTTATGCTCTCTCACTCGAGATTCAGCGGTTTTATTGTCTATAGAATCACAAACCGTAAGTCTTAACCCGAATCTTAAAGACATCTTAGCCGCTTCGCTTGACTTGTAGGCTTCGAGGAAGCCTGAAATGGAATCTTCAACGAGTGTGACTTTGTTTAGAGAAAGCTTTGTCGCTATATCGAAAACAGAACTTGGCTCATCCGGCTCGGATTCTCCAGCCTTAGACAAAGTCAGGACGGATTTACCGAGACTGTAATGAGATTTAAAAAGCGGCTCAGCCGAATACATACGAAATCATGAACTGGCTAGCTGCAAATGTCAACTAAAATCCGAAATCAGTTGTCCGCCAATATGGACACCCATTGTATTCGATTTCATTAATCGTCTCAACCGATGGAATGTTGACTAGATCGTCCCTATTAAATGCTGATTTGATAAATTTGTTATTTTTGTCAACCCCCGTATAGTAAGTTTTTGACAATCTAGATGGGCATATCCACTTACCTTCCTTATCGCTGCCGCACATCCATTTCTTCTTCATTGAATTCGCAGCTAAATTAGACAAAGCATCTTTATCGCTAAAGGAAGATATATATCCAGCAATGTAAGCTAGGTAGGTTTGAAATCCGTCTAATTGTTCCTTTGTTGGCTTCGGAGCTTCTTGGATTGGCTGCTTCCTGAATTTAACAAAGATAAATGAAACATCAGGAATATGACCCTTTTCCTTAAAAACAGCAAGAGAATACATTAAATTTTGCAAATTAAAATCTAGCTCTTCTTTAGAAAACTTTCCTTTGCTTGATTTGTAATCGTATATCTTAAAGCTCTCGTCGTCAAACTGAGCTAGCTTATCAATAAAACCATTAATAATATAACCCTCTTCTTCAATGAGAAATTCTTTTTCTGGTTCTACTTTAATACACCCTAGGCAAAAAAAGTCATTTTGTAAACCTGTTTGAATCATTGAGTAAATAAGCTCAAGATTTTCTTCGTCATCTACTTTTAACTTCTTAGCGGTTTTTAAGATGAGTCGGTGAACGGCTGGGCATTTTAGAATACCAGGCTTGCCCTCGCACAGCTTATCAAAATACTTTTTGTGCCGATCTCTAAGCAGCAGCTCAAAAATTAAATGAACACAAGTCCCCCTCGAAGCTCCTGAATTACTTATGTCTGGATATTTTAAAACGTATTTAGAATAGTAAAGCCAACTGCAACTTTCCACTGTTTTGATTTTGCTGGCACTTAATTTTACTTTTTCTTTTTTTACAGGTTTGTTGTCTTTAGCCATTCTGAAATTTTTAATTTGTTTGTTTGATTTAGGTCTCCAAAATCGTTATCGTCAACGGGGAGCCTGATTAGGATTTGGCTATAGTCAAAATAATTTAGTAATTTGTCTTTTGCCGCTACAGCAGCTTTATTCCCTGCGTTATTATTGTTTGAATCATTGTTAAATGCTATTATTATTTTCTCGGGATTTAAAGCTATTAAGCTATATATAATTTTAGATGATACATTTAATCCAAAAGTTACTATAGAATTTCTAATGCCGTTCTCTCTTAGAGCAAGCATATCTCCAATACTCTCAACTAAGATTACGGATTTTTGCTCTTTTAAATCTTTTAAATTTACTTTAAGGGGATAAACCCATTCACTTTTGTCGCCAATAAGTTTCCATTTAGGTCGAAGCTCGTTGTCCGAGTTCGTAACGTCTCTTCCTGCGAATCCGATGATGTCGTCTTTATTGTCGAAGATGGGGAATGTGTATCTATTAAACATCTTGCCGCTTCTTGCCAACCCCCCTTGAAAAGGTGTAACTGTAGAGTCTGATACGCCCCTAGAGGCCCAGTAGGAATGGTCTCTTAACAGCTTGATTAGCAAGGACTTATCAAAAATTTTCACTTGTTTTGTTAAGGCTTTGGGTTTTTCTACTTCTAAAGCAGAATAATCTACGCCTTTGCTTCTTACCCAATCTTTAGCTTCCCCGACGCTTTTTAACTTTAACGTTAACTTAACCAGCTCTTCCAAGGATCCGCTTATATTCTCCTTGAAGTCAACCCATCTTCCTGAGTCTTTCCATATTCTCAAACAAGTATTACTGTCTGAATCTCGATATAAAGGCTTAGCTCGGAATTCTTTCCCGTTATCGGAGAGAACGTATCCGATGTCCTGGAGAATCATCTTGACCGACTCGCAGTCCATCATAAAATGCTCCCGTCGCCCGACTTTTCTTTTTCGTCATCGCCCGAATCGTCCAGCTCGGGTCTTAAAGCTCTAGCTTGTGCGATTTCAGACAGCGTTCCACGTTCTTCTACGTTAAAGTTAGAGATGTTAAAGCTAATGAAGTTGGGAACGTATTTGACAGATCGGCCTTCTTTAATTCTAACCAAATCGTGATGCCCCTGAGCGTCCTGACCCTGAAACCGAGTTGCTAAAGGAATCAGCTTGTGCGAGCCGAACTCTTCCCCATCTAAAGCCATTTCCTCAGCGGTCTTCCTTCTGAAGATGCCTACGAAAGAAGCGAACCATTGCAATCTGTCCGATTGAGAGATTGCGCTACTGTCGTCAACTCCATTTTCTGCACTTCTGTTTAATTGGCAAGCGGTCAGGATAGGGATATCCAACTCCAAAGAAAGCTCTTTTAAAGCATTCACTTTTTCGCCAATTAATTCATATTCTTTTTTATTGCCCGACATCTCTCCGGTTAATTTAATGTAATCATAAACAATGACACAAGGATTACCTCTTCCGACTTTAGAAAAATACCACCTCTTAACAATGGAGACAACTTCCTCGATTGGCTTTCCAGACACTTGTAAATGATCAACTTGATTTTGAATTTTTAAGATGTCTGATTTCTTTTCTTGAAATTTCTTATATAGCTCATTACTCTTTTTCCAGTTACCTGTCTCTAGATGCCAAACTGAAATCCCCGTTAGAGACGAAGCTATCCTAAACTTCATATCTAAAGTGGTCATTTCTGTGTCTAAAACTAAAGCCCTACATCCTTTGTTTAAACTTGTTACCTTAATAGCTAGATCATTGAGAATAGTCGTTTTTCCATGTTTTGGCCGACTGACAAAAGCGTAAATGTTTCCGGGCCTGATTCCGCCATAAAACCTATTAAAGTTGGGGTGAGGGGTAATTAATCCAGTTTCTAAGATCGGATTGTTTCCCCGTTCTTCGATTATCTCGATGACGTTGGAGGTGATGTCTTCCGGCTTGTTATTGGCGCTAGTGTATGCGCAAATTTTATTATTATATATCTTATCAGACTCAGTGATGATTTCTTCAATTGGTTTGTCGGCGCAATTATTAGCAAACTTTTTAATCGACTCTCCGGTTTCTTCAATCTCTCTCCTAATCCTAAATTTTAATAACTCCTTAGACCCCTCTATTAAGCCAGGCCTTGTAGTGGGAATAAGACAAATACTATTAACATAATTAAAAATATCAATAGCTTGATCTTTAAAAGTAATTCCTAAGTTTTTAGCTTTTTGAGCTATAAGGATTTTATCTACTGATTCTCCCTTATTAAACGTCTCTTTAAAAACGCAAAAAATAGTATAATGAACTTCATTAACAAAATCATTCTCATTGATAAAACTTTCAATATCTGAAAAAGCATCTGGATGTTTGATCAGTCCAGAGAGGACATACTTTTCTATTTGGAGCGAGTAGATTGACATTGCTTAAAGGGTGATGTTATATTTATCTTTAAAAAACTCAGGGCTTATGGACTTAACTTCGTGATCGTAAATTTCAACTAAAGTAAATTGATTTAAAGTAAGCCAAGCTTCTTTAGCGACGTCTCTCTTGATAGACCGCAAGTAATTGAGCCTAGACTCTCCGTGAAAAAACTTATTAAATTTTGAATGTTGAGATCCGTTAACTTCTACGGCAACCTTGCTCGTAAAGTCTAAAATGTCAACTTTCATTCTTGATCCGAACACGGGGAACTCTTCGTAGACAATATGATTTTTCCAATATTGTTTTAAGAATTGTTTTATTTGAAATTGAATCTTTGACCTAGACGGGCTGTCCCATTTTATCAAATAATTAGAAACATTTTTACTTACGGTCTTTCCATAAATATTTAGCAATTTCATCTTTTTAAGACGCTAATGAATTTGTTAAATAGATACTGGGTAATTTTAGGGTTTTCTTCTAAGAAATTCTTAAGGTGAGTTTCTCCATTATGCTGCTTTGGAAGTTCTAACCCATTGTCAGCAAGCTCTTTAACAATCTCGTCGGTAATTGTAATCCACGCCCCCTTAGCGTGAGCAAATTCCCAAGCTAGAAGCTGATCGACGATTTCGTATTCTATCCAAACACTGGTTCCGCTAGTCCGGCTGTATTTAATCGGATACCGGACTTCTCTCCCAGACTTTTCG